AAAAACCGAAACACTTTCCAGCTTTTTTCTTTGATGTTACCAGAAAATCCAAAAATTCTGGTTTTATTTTCATTTTTCAGATGAAAATAAATAATAAAAAAGCGATAGATCATTTAAATCCTTACCATAAGACGAAAAATGGATCCCTTACGAAAGCCCTCCGCTCTTGTCGATTACAACGCGATTTGCTACATTGCGGATAATCTTGCAGATTCCTATATCATCATCAGGTGTAATGGCCGTGGTTATCTGATTCGTTATCTTCAAAAATAAATCGTTTTTCTTGGTTGAGCCATCGAATACACCAGGGTTTGCATCTGTCCAGAAAGGCATATATTTAAAATTCTTATGCGCAATCATCGCAATCACGTGCCGAACAGCTTTCTGATTTTCGTCCTTTTTCCATTCATTATTGTCTTTTATGTAAATCACTTCTCTTTTTGCATCACTGCAATGCATTGGTCGTAAACACTCGTCCAGCTTTTGAAGGTTTTTAATGAATATATTTGAGATTCCCTGAACATAACCTAGCTTTCCAATATTTTCAAAATCCTCATCATTCACTTTAATCGAATCAATGAAATCGCTTATGTTCATAGCATCCTTGCACTTCTCATTCAAGAAAACATTCAAATTGAATTGCTGGTTTTTATTATTGCAATTTGTGTTTGTGTTTGTTGACTGTATATTATTATTTACAGTTGATGGTTTATTAACTATTTCCAACATCATGTTGCTCTGGTTCAAAATAAGCTCTTTGAATTCCTTATTTTCTTTCAATAAATACATAATAAGGTCTTTATCAGTCATATTTTCATTAAAATGTTCTAGAAAAGCCTTATTGGAAAGCTCTTTGTTTTTATCAACCTCGCACGACTTTTTGTGTCTCCATAGTCCAGATTGATGTTTATAAACCTTACCACATTTGCATACATTTTCAGTTGTTTTTAATTTTGGAACTATTTGCATCATATTTGTATCATTTTGTATCTTTTCTAGCATATTTATGTGTTTAGATGTTGATAAATGTCTATCGTATTGACTTTTCCTACACGTTATATAGTCACATAGTTCACAAGAGAACTTTCCTTGAACTAAAAGGTTCGTGTTCATATCTTTATAAGATATAAAAAAAAGTTCCTAAATACTTTCTGCCAAAAAATAAAAAAAGTTATGCTAACAAATCATTTTTCTAAAAAACGAAAATAAGACGATTATGCTCTAAATCGAAAAATCACATAATTTTATGTTGAAAAGTATTTTAGGTTTTGAAAATTGGACAAAAAAAATGTCCAAAATCGAAAATCGGAAACACTTTCCAGCTTTTTTATTTGATGTTACCATAAAAAACAAGAATCTAAGATTTATTTTCATTTTTCAGATGAGAATAAATGTGAATAAAGTGATTGTGTCGTTTATTCCTTACCATAAGGTGGAAATGGATCCCTTACGAAAGCCCTCCGCTCTTGTCGATTACAACGCGATTCGCTACATTCCGGATAATCTTGCAGATTCCTATATCATCATCAGGAGTTATTGCAGTAGTTATCTGATTGGTTATCTTCAGAAACAAATCGTTTTTCTTGGTGGATCCATCGAATACACCTGGATTCGCATCTGTCCAGAAAGGCATATATTTAAAATTCTTATGAGCTATCATCGCAATCACGTGCCGAACAGCCTTCTGATTCTCATCCTTTTTCCATTCATTATTTTCTTTAATATAAATGACTTCCCTTTTCGCATCACTGCAATGCATTGGTCGTAAACACTCGTCAAGCTTTTGAAGGTTTTTAATGAATATATTTGAGATTCCCTGAACATAACCCAGCTTTCCAATATTTTCGAAATCCTCATCATTCACTTTAATGGAATCAATAAAATCGCTCATATTCATAGCATTTTTGCACTTTTCATTCAAAAAGACGTTCAAATTGAATTGCTGTTTATTGTTGCAATTTGTGTTTGTTGATAGTATATTATTATTTATTGTTGATGGTTTACCAACCATTTCCAGCATTAAATTACTCTGGTTCAAAATAAGTTCTTTGAAATCTTTGTTTTCAAATATTAATTGCTGATTTTGTATAATTAGCTGCTTTATAAGGTCATTTTTGGAAAGGTCTTCACTTTCAGGAACAAAAACAAATTTACATTTCCTTTTATGATTCCATAAACTTGAATGATGTTTATATTTATTACCACAAATGCAGTTATATTGTTTTGATGTTTGATTATCACACTCTATGTAGTGCGATTGTAGTATTTTACACTTTTTTGCGTGTTTTGCTGTTGTCAAGTGTTTTGAATAATCTTTTTTGTTACTTGTTTGCAGTTTACAACATTCACAGAAATATATCGTTTTATTTTCCCCAATTTCGGTAGTCATTTGTAGTATACATTGACTACAGAAAAAATCCCTAAATACTGGCCACCAAAAAGTCGGAAAAAAATTATGCTAACAAATCATTTTTCTAAAAGTCGAAAATAAGACCATTATGCTCTAAATCGAAAAATCGCATAATTTTATGTTGAAAAGTATTTTAGGTTTTGAAAATTGGACAAAAAAAATGTCCAAAATCGAAAAACCGAAACACTTTCCAGCTTTTTTCTTTGATGTTACCAGAAAATCCAAAAATCGAGGATTTATTTTCATTTTTTAGATGAGAATAAATCAGTAAAAAGTGATTGATCAGCTGGTTCCTTACCATAAGGAAAAAACGTTTAGCTTCCGCCGGTCTCGGCCAAAAAATTATGCAGAAGCACATCCTTACTATTGTTTACAACATCGCCTGTTAGCATAGAAGATTCGTATATTTTTCTCAACACGTCATTCGGTGCATTGCTGCCAACCTTGATTAAGCCGTGGTCTCTCAAATAACTCTTTACATCGTTCAAGGCTTTTCTCTTCAAATCTTTTTGTGCATTTACGATTTTCTTCCGTGTTTGATTATCTTTTATTAGAACACCTACTTGTTTTTTTATAGCGGATTTACCTAGTGTATATTTTCTTTTGATTGTTTTTTTTATCATTTTTTTCGGCTCATAAACATAATCTTCTATTATTTCTTGCAGTTCTGATGTTTCTTCTGGTATATGCGTCTGCGTATGCGTAGTAGGCAAAGAAATATGACGCGGTTGCGCCAACAAATTGCGACTAGATAACATCTTTTCAGCTTGTTCTAACTCATTCTGTCTTTTCATTTTTTCTTGTAGAATTTTCAATCTTTTCTCTCGATCAGTCATTTCCCTAGTGTTACTGCTTGTAGTTGTTGGAGATTCAGCGAATGATGTTGTTGGTCTAATGGGAATGCGTTCCTCGACAGCATCACGATTTTTGCGTGTTGTTTGCCAAGTTCTATAAGTCGGTTTCAAACCATTTTTGAGGCAACCGTATGGGACATCGGCCGGTCTAGTAAGCGAAGCGTTAAGAGAAGTGTTAATAGGAGGTTTCGTTAGAGAAGTGTTGAGCGTTAGTGGTAATGAATGCGCGATAGGCAAAGGAGGAGCTACTGGGAACAACTCTTCAGGTAACTCCAGTTCAACGTATGGCATAGGCGCAGCATTATAAATTGTTGGATTCTTAACCGTTTTTCTTAAAAAGTTTTCCCGTTTTTCCTTGATTATTCTCTCATAATTTTCCTTAGAGTCAATCTCTTTTTTTTCTTTCGATAAAGATGTGAGATAATTAATTGAATCCATAAATTCATCCGTAAATGCACCAATATCATCGCTACGCTTATCGCTATGCTTATCGCTATGCTTATCGCTACGCTTATCGCCTATACTTGCACTCTGTAATTGCGTTTGCGTTTTAGTTTGATGACTCTTGTTCTCGTTATTTTTATGCTCTTTAATGCGATTAATTAATTGCTTTTTGATAGAATTTGGATTAATTAACGTAGCCTTTGCCGGCCGCACTTTTTTCTCTCGATTCTTCTGTGTTTTGTTACCACCAGATAAATTGAACAATTCAGGGTTAATTTTAATTGTTTTTTTTGATGACATCACTATAATTGTATTATTATAGTAATGAAAAAAAATCTGTCAGTTATATCTTAGCGCAGAGTGTAAAAGGTTGCATCAAGCTAAACGTACATAGTTTGTTGTAAATACCCAGCTCTATCCATATTCTCTTTTCTATTTTTAACCTCTTCGTTTTTCAAGTAGAGTTGTAAACCTTTTTCTAAATCTTTAAATGTTATTTTCGCCTTTTCATCATCGCTTTTGCAAAAAATCCGCCTACTATGAGCTATTTTTACTTTCGACAACAACGTCTCTATATCACGACCATAAAACTTGAAATAATCCACATTTTTTTCAAACCACTTAACCATTTCGCAAGAATTCCCAATTTTCGAATCTTTTTCATTTATTGCCCATTTGCAGTCACCAATCTTCTTCAAAAATATCGCATATAAATCCTCCGCCTTATACTTTTCCGTTTTGAATCTCCATGTAAATCTAGAATCCAACCCCTGATTGTACGCGAAAAAACATTCATTCAATTCTCTTTCGTATCCAGCAATAATAACCATTAATTCATCTTTGTGGTCACTCAACGCTTCGCACAAAGTATCTATACACTCTTTTGAAAAACTATCACGCTTTTCACTATTTCCAAGAGCATACGCTTCATCAATAAATAGACAACCTCCTAAACATTCATTGATTACGTCGCGCGTTTTTGCGGCGGTTTGGCCTAAATATCCGGCGACCAAATCACCGCGAGTAACCTTTTTGAAAACCCCCTTTTTCAAAATACCCAGTTTCGAGAATATTTTTCCAATAATTTTTGCAACCTCCGTTTTCCCTGTGCCCGGAGGGCCATAAATAACAGTATGCATAAAATCACCGGAATGCGTATTATTTATTTTATGCAAGTCTTGAATGTAATACAATACTTGGTCGACAATATTCTCTTTCAAATCTTTCATTCCAATCATATTATTGAGTTCAATGAGAGAACTTTTTATTTTATAAAGTGCCGTCATATTTATGTTGTATTCGATATTTTCGTCTCTAGGATAATCATTGATAAGCTTAATTAGACCCTCTAAATTTTCTATATCAACGTCTTCAATAGTAATCCGAGATTTTATAACTTCCACTTTTTCATCATCGGGTTTCGTTTTCGTTTTCGTTTTCGTTTTCGATTTCGCTTTCAACTCAAATTTTATTCTAGGTCTTCGGTTAGTTATATGATAAATGGGGTCGTCGAATACATTAGGATCACTTCCTTCTTTTTCGGTATTCGAAGACCAACCAGCAAAATTGAGAGAACCATATGAATTTTTTGTAAAGCGATTGTCTATTTTCTGAATTAAATCGTCTATTTTTTCTTTAGTTTTTTCAATGTTGTTGCCAACCTTTTCAAATTTTTTATAATCGTTTTCCGATTTTTTTCGTTCATTTTCGTCAATAGTTTCTATTAATGACTTATAAACATCTTTTTTATTTAATTCATTTGTCATTTGAATTTATTTTAACATACGATCATTCGTTTATATTATTTTTGCAAACAATTTAAAAACAAATTGATATGATAAATAACCCAAAAATGTATTCAAAGATAAATTCAATGACAGAAGCTAAATCAAAATCAGCAACTGATTTTATTGGAGAAGACGATTATATAGAAACTCCTTGGACTATAATTGAATCATATTTTAAAGGGCAACATTTGGAGAGGCTCGTCCGACACCAATTGGAGTCTTACAATGATTTTGTAGGCCAACAAATCGTAAAAACAATAGAAATGTTTAATCCTGTTCACATCGCGTCTGATCAGGATTATGACGCAAAATCCGGCAAATATTCACTAGAATTATTCGTTACATTTGAAAACTTCCATATTTATAGGCCACAGATTCACGAGAATAATGGAGCAACCAAGCTGATGTTTCCTCAAGAAGCAAGACTCCGCAATTTTACATATGCTTCAGCAATGACCGTGGATATTAATATCAAGTTTGTTATCCGCAACGGAGAAAATTTGGATAATACGCAAACATTTTACAAGAGTTTGCCGAAGATTCACATTGGAAAGCTACCTATTATGTTGAAATCGAACATTTGTGTTCTTTCGCAATACAAACACGTGAGCGCTGCCAACACTGGCGAATGCAAGTATGATGCGGGAGGCTATTTCATCATCAATGGTTCGGAAAAAACCGTTTTGGGACAAGAACGCGCCGCCGAGAACAAAGTGTATTGTTTCAACGTAAGTAAAAACAACACCAAGTATACTTGGATGGCCGAAGTGAAATCCGTCCCAGATTTCAAATGCATTTCGCCGAAACAAATAAATATGATGGTGTCTTCGAAGAACAACGGCTTCGGTTTCGCATTATCAGTGCAACTGCCGAGAGTGAAACAACCAATTCCGCTTTTCGTGCTTTTCAGAGCGCTAGGCACAATTTCGGACAAGGAAATCTGCGAGAAAATTTTCTTAGACATCAATAGCGATAAATACAAAGATATGCTTTCTGGCCTCCAGGCGTCTATTATAGAGGCAAATACGCTTCTTACACAAGACGAAGCGATCCGATATATTACAAATTATGTGATGTATACGCCGATTAATATGGACAAAGAGACCGGTGCAAAAAAGAAGCACGAATTTACAATGGATATTCTCGGAAATGATTTGTTCCCGCATTGCAAAACCGCCGCCCAAAAAATGTATTTCTTGGGTTATATGGCCAATCGATTGTTGCAAGCAAGTTTTGATTGGGTGAAGCAAGACGATCGCGACTCTTTCCTGAATAAACGCGTGGACTTGACTGGCACGCTTTTAAACAACTTGTTCCGCAATTATTTCAATAAGTTGGTAAAAGATATGGAAAAGAGTATTATTAAAGAGATTAACACTGGTTCGTGGAAATCGACGGACGACTATGAAAGCATTGTAAATCAGACGAACATTTATAAAATTATCAAATCGACCACAATTGAGAATGGATTGAAGCGGGCGCTGTCAACCGGTGATTTTGGTATAAAGCACACAAATAGCAACAAGGTCGGCGTGGCGCAAGTGCTAAATCGACTTACTTATGTTAGTAGTTTGAGTCACGCGCGTCGAATTTCTACGCCGACGGATAAAAGCGGAAAATTGATTCCTCCACGCAAGCTGCATAGTACGTCTTGGGGATTTATATGCGCCGCGGAATGTTTCGACCCAGAAACGCAAATTTTGATGTGGGATGGAACCTCAAAACGCGCCGGAGATGTAGTAGTCGGAGATGTTCTCGTCGATGACCTTGGAAATCCAACAAAGGTTCGCACAACTTGTTCAGGAGAAAAAAATATGTATGATATTATTCCAGAGAAGGACAATTTTATGAAACATCGTGTTACCGACAATCATATTCTTACTCTTCGCATTAGACAACATAAAAATATTTTAAACTACAATCGCAAAGATAGAAAATACAAACATTCTGTAAAATTTCTGAATAGAGATAATATGAAAATTCAACAAAGGTTTTTCAATACACTAGATGATGCTAAAAATTTTGTTAATAGTTTTGACGATGATGACACACTAGATATAACAATTGAAAATTATTTAAAATTGGATAAAACAACAAAAACCCATCTGGTTCTGTTCAAAGTAGACGCCATTAACTGGGGAAAAAAAGAAGTTGAGATGGATCCATACTTGCTTGGTATGTGGCTTGGTGATGGTCTTAGCGATGGAACGGGATTCGCTTTGAATTATAAAACAGACCATGAGACCCTATCTTATTGGGAAAAATGGGGGGACGAAAATGGAGCAATAATAACAAAAGGTGAAAGATATAATTTCTCGATTGCGTCTAAGAAAAATAAAGATGCTGCGGAGGCTGGACTATGCAATCGCGTAGAAGAAGCTCCTCTCAAAAAATATCTTCGCAAATATAATCTTTTGAAGAATAAACATATTCCAAATGAATATCTTACAAATGATAGAGATACGAGATTAAAGGTTTTGGCGGGATTGATAGATACAGATGGCTCGGTTCGCGCAGAAGGTCGCGAAATTCGAATTTGTCAAGGCCCTGCTAATTATAAAATCATTGAAGACGCACACACTTTGGCAATGTCTCTTGGATTTTCGTGTGGTGTAAAAGAAGGAAAAAGTCAATGGACTGATGAAAAAAGCGGAGAAAAAAAGTTTAGCACATATAAAGAACTAACAATTACGGGAAATAAAATCAGTGAAATACCAACACTTCTTCCCCGTAAGAAATTAGTATCAACGGAAAATGAAACGTTGCTTTTGCGAAGTAAATCCTTTATGTGCAGTAAGTTTAATTTGATTGAAGCGGGAGTTGGTCCTTATGTTGGTTGGCAACTTCACGATAAGCGTGGAAGATTCTGTTTGAAGGACGGACTCGCAACGCACAATACTCCTGAAGGGCAGTCTGTTGGCGTTGTAAAAAATCTCGCTTATATGACGCACGTTACTATTCATTCAAATTCGTCGCCAATATACGATTATGTAATGCCGCAAATTATTGCCATTGATGACGCGACCAAAGCCATTGACGTTTACGACAAGGTAAAAGTTTTCATTAACGGGTCGTGGGTGGGAATCACGGAAAATCCGGAAGAATTATACAAAATGTTGAAAAATATGAAGCATCAAGGCATAATAAACGTCTACACATCTATCATCTTTGATTACAAGATGGCGGAAATTCGCGTGTGCAATGACGCCGGTCGTCTAACTCGACCGATTTTGCGCGTGAATGATAATCACCTTTTGTTGAAAAAACAGACGATAAAAGATGTATCGGAGGGTAAAATGGAATGGAATGACTTGTTGACGAGTTGCAAGTTGGAAGAATCCGCGTTAGAATATATTGATGCCGAAGAGCAGTCGTGGTCGATGATTGCTATGAAACCAAGAGAATTAATAAATCGCAACGACGATTTTTATAGATATACGCATTGTGAAATTCACCCTAGCACAATTTTCGGAGTGCTTGCGTCGTGTATTCCATTCCCGGAACACAATCAGTCTCCGAGAAATACATATCAGTGTGCTCAAGCGAAGCAAGCAATGGGAGTCTATGTTACAAATTACGACAATAGAATGGACAAGACGGCGTATGTATTAAATTATCCGGCGCGACCACTGGTAGACACGCGTATTATGGATATGATTCACATCAATAATATTCCGTCTGGTTTCACTGTTGTGGTTGCCATTATGACGCACACTGGATACAATCAGGAAGATTCGCTGCTTTTCAACAAGGGCTCAATTGACAGAGGATTATTTCAGGCTACAATCTATCACACGGAAAAAGATGAGGACAAGCAGAAGATTAATGGCGACGAAGAGATTCGCTGCAAACCGGATCCGAACAAGACAAAGGGAATGAAGTTTGCGAATTACACGAAGGTGAATAGCAAGGGAGTTATTCCTGAGAACACGTTGATTCAAAATCGTGACGTTATTATCGCGAAGATTACGCCGATCAAAGAGAATCGAAATGACCACACCAAGGTGATAAAATATGAAGACCAGAGTCGAATTTATAGAACGGATGAAGAGACGTATGTTGATAAGAATTATATTGATAGAAACGGCGATGGTTATAATTTCGCCAAAGTGCGAATTCGCGCGGTAAGAAAACCGGTGATTGGTGACAAGTTTTCATCGAGAAGTGGACAAAAAGGCACTATTGGTAATATCATTCCGGAAGAGGATATGCCTTTTACCAAGGATGGAATCAAGCCGGATATTATATTGAATCCTCACGCAATTCCATCTCGTATGACAATTGCTCAATTGAAAGAAACCGTTTTGGCGAAGGTTTTATTGGAGCTCGGTTTGTTCGGAGACGGAACGAGTTTTGGCGAGCTGGATATAAATATAATTTGCGAACAGTTGTTGAAGGTGGGTTACGAGGCACACGGTAATGAACTCTTGTATAACGGATTAACGGGTGAGCAACACGAGTGCAGCGTATTTACTGGCCCCGTGTTTTATCAGAGATTGAAGCATATGGTGAATGATAAGCAACACAGTCGTTCGATTGGGCCAATGGTGAATTTAACGAGACAGCCGGCGGAAGGTAGATCGCGTGATGGTGGTCTGAGATTTGGTGAGATGGAGAGGGATACGACGGTAGCGCACGGTGCGGCGCGATTCACGAAGGAACGACTGTTCGATGTTTCTGATAAATACAGTGTGCACGCTTGCAAGAAGTGCGGTCTAATAGCTTCCTATAATGATGCGATGCAAATTCATAGATGTAGAACGTGTGACAATAGGACAGACTTTGCGTATGTTGAGATACCTTATGCGTGCAAGTTGTTGTTCCAAGAATTGATTACGATGAATATTGCACCGAGAATTATGACAACAGACACGTAAATATTATCAACTATGTCCACTGTTCGCAGAAACCCCAAAAGTGAATAAAAGTATTATTTTCCGGAGGGGTGCGGGGAACCTGGGTTCCCTGCTAAATATTATTTATTTGTAAATATATATATAATAGTATATGCCATCAATATTTACAAATATTTCAAATTTTTCAAATACAAGTGATTATTTACCGTTATTAAATGGCGCTTTATTGGTGGAGACTGTAGTAATTTTTTTAACATTGCACGGAATAGTCATTCACTCAAAGTATTTGAAACTGTGGTATAGAAAATACGGACTGGCTGCCGTAATGGCCGACGTTTTAATAGTAATGATCGGATTTATTTTGACGCGTTTCTTTTATTTGCGGTTGTTTTCCAGTTTCAATATTGTATATTTTATTGGTTTAGCTCTTATAATTCAAGTAATACACGACATTAGTTTTTACGCATTTTTTACATCGATTCCAAGAGGATTTAACAGTATGTTGGATGTATTCAAGGATTATGCAAAAGAAATGAGTGCTTACGCGATATTAGGGGACAGTTCAATAATAATTTTTTCGTGTTTATTCGCTTCCTTGACAGCAGGTTCGTCTTTTAATATGAATATTATTTATTTAATAATTTCTCTCTATTTCATACCGTATACTTTGCACGCTTGAAGGTTCTTTATACTTTGTATTTTTTATAAAAACATAAACACAGTTTTATAGGTTCAAGATTTAAAAAGAAGCGAATTAAATCATAAAATACATAAACACTAATAAAATCACTGAATTTATAATTTTTAAATGATTTTATGAATAACTGTTTATTTTCTTGAGATAAATAATTTTTGAGGCTAAAAAAGAATACAATTTGAGGTTGTATTACAATAAATGTATTCAAATGTGTATATTCCTTCAATATATTGTAAACTTTATTAGCTAAAACATTTGCGTTTATTGTGTTGAAAAAATCATTGTGTGCATATTGATGTATTGCGTTAGGATATACAATTTCGTTCAATACTTTAGTCGAATAATTCGCAAATAATATTTTTTCATGATTTTTGGGACAATTTAATTCAAAATCTTCGAATTTAAGTTTTTTTATGGGAAATATATCGTGATAATTATAACGTTCGTTTCCAAATAAAACCGATATGTAATATTTATTTTCACCATTTATAACGGGACCATAAGGTAGTATAATTTTGTCGTCGTTCTTTGTGAAATCATATCCAAATATATCTATAAAACAATGTCCTTTGAAATAAATTTTTATAGCCTCGATAACTTTCATGTAAACAAAAGTATAATTTTTATCGACTTCGTTTATATTTTTTATATTATCTTCTAAAACTTTCATTTCTTTTTTCATACATAAAAAATCAGCATCAGAATCCCAAGGGATAATTCCTTCATGACGAATGCACCCCAATAGTGTTCCTGAAATTGCGCAGTATTTATCGGGTATATATTTATCTAAAATTTTTTTCGTAAAAAGAATGTGATCGTATAAATTATCCGTAAAATTCTTATCATAGTTGAATGGTTTTTTGTCCACAAATATGATATTTTCTGAAATAGTGTGTTCAATGTCCTTAATTCGATAAGTTCGATTATTCTCGTCTATTATTTTCATTTATATAATATAAAAATATTATAATATGTTCACCAGTACCTCAAAAAGTGGATAAATTAATTATAATAACATAAATTTATAAAATACAATTTATTTTATTATTTCAAATGGATTGAGAATAAAATAAAATAGAAAAGACATTATTTACCAGAGGGGCGTAACCTTGTGCCGGGGTTCCCTGCTAAATATTATAATTATCATATTATAAGAAATAATTTATTTGTGCGTTTGAATTAAAATTTTTTAATAAGTTATTTTCTCTTTATATAAAAAATATGATAAAAAAAATGTATAAGATAATCAAACGCGCGCCGGTTTATATCAAAGATGACGATGGGTCATTTAAACAAATAGATACAGTAAATGCAGGAGAAACATATTATTCATCTATTCAAGTTGAAAAAAATGTTTATTATTTAAATATAGGAGGTGGACCCAATGAATTTATCCCAATAATTGACTTAAAAACAAGTACAATTTTGGTAACAAATAGTAATAAAACAGAATACGATTGAATTTTATTTTTGTTATTTTATATTGTAATAACAAAAATAATTAATAAATTACAAAAAATTTATGGTAAATATTTTTTTTCAGCTTCTGATAATTCTTCTTCATTCTGCAAAGAAAAAATGTGTTTTACTGTTGAAATGTTAGATAGATTGTTTATGCTTTTAGTGGAAAATATTTTTTCACAAACATTTTCCATAGCCGAAATAGAGGCTCTCACGTTGTGATTTGCAAATATTATTAAAGAAATCCCCAATTTTGCTAAATCTTCATAACTCGTAAAATATGTTGTCGGAACAATAATAACCGGTATTTTTTTGTCCTTTTTATTCCATTCATTCATAAAACTTACAATTTCCGTTGGGGTTGTTTGTTTTGAGTGAACTAAAATAGCATCAGCACCAGCATTCTCGTAAGCGTTGGCTCTTTTTAAAGCTTCATTCAAACCAGCGCCTGAAATAAACGCTTCTATTCTTGCAACAACTACAAAATCTTTTGAAATTTGACTGTCTTTGCACGCACGAATTTTTCCGCAAAACTCATCTATATTCGCTAAATCTTGATTTCCATCTATAAAGGAATTTGTTTTAGGGAAAACTTTATCTTCGATACACACACCAGCTATGCCCATTTTATCGAGCGTTTTTACAAGAATTCTTGCATTATTAAAATTTCCATAACCAGTGTCCCCATCCAATAATATAGGTAAATTTGTTGCATTGTTCATATATTCCACAACCGATGTAACTTGCGTCCAAGATGCTTCATTTGCGTCACGCAAGCACAATGATGCAGAAATACTTAAACCAGAAGCCCATATTCCTTTAAATCCTGCATTTTCAACTATTTTTGAAGATAACCCAGAATGAGCTTCCATTAAAATAGAAGGATTTACAGTTGAACTCAACAATTTTCTAAATTCTTTTGATTTCAAATTAACGTATTTTTGAGTGTGCATTCTGTGTAAAATATTAGTTGTTGATATTCCTTCTGTATAGGGAATAAGTTTTAACTTGCTTTTAACTTCAGAATACATTAATTCTATTGATTCATGTGAAATATCGTCACCGTGGATAATTAAATCAATATTGTATTTATTGACAAATTCTTTGGTCAATTGAAGAGGCGAATCGTGAACAACTTCATCAACATATTTACACGTTTCTACAACTGCAATTCTCTCTTGCATATTGCAAATTGGTCGTCTTTTGTAACTTTCTACAGTTTCGTCACTATGAATTCCAACTATTAAATAATCACACATGGACTTAGCACGTTTAATTATTTCAACATGTCCTAAATGAAACAAATCCCCAACCATGTCAATATAAGCAACTATCTTTTTGGCTTCCATTTATATTGTATATAAAGAAAAAATCTATTTTAACGAATAAATTATATTTTTCTTAATATAAAATATATAACTTAAAATATATAACTTAAAATATAATGAATAAAACAATTTTTAATACGTTCAAAATTTTACGCACTGTTCCAGTTTTTATAAAAAACAAAAATATATATTACAAAAAAACAAATTTTTATGCTAAAGCAGGAGAAACATATTATTCAAACATAGTCTTTGAAAACAATAATGTATATTTGAATATTGGAGGCAATCCAGAAGAATATGTACCTATAATTCATCCAGATACACTTAATATTACAGCAACTAATGTAATAGATCTAAAATAAAATCGGAAATATTCATTTTATCTTAAATATTCAATTAAATTTACAACGCGTTCTTTTGGAGTAGTTTTTGGGCGTGATAAATTGTCACTTGAACTAGGTTCGTTTGATAATAAAATGTGAATAAAAATTAATCCATCCAAACATTTAATTTTTTCTAAAACACTAAATAATTCTTCTTCATTTTTAACTAAAAAAACGTGTTCATAACCCAATTCTTTTGCAATATTATGAAAATTTATGTTTTGCGATATTGTTGGTTGAATTCCAACAGATTCATGCATTGCATTATTCAATAAAATATGAACAAAATTTTTAGGTTTGACATACCCAATGTATGGAAACATACCAAAGTGCATTAACAGTGCGCCATCACCATCAATGCAAAAAATGCGTTTATTGTTAATGTTTATGTTCATTCCTAAACACAAAGAACTTAAATGTCCCATTGAACCAACCATTAAAAATGATCTAGATTTGTCAATATTGTGTTTTGTAGTTACTTCATCTAATTCTCTAGATGATTTTCCTGTGGTGCAACATAAAATATCATTTTTTTCTGTTGACAAAACTATTTTTTCGATAACGTCTCTTCTAATTAAATTGTGACCATTTAAAATTGGATTTAATGAATATTTATCGAAAGTATTTTTTTTGACAACCAAAAAAACTGGACAATTATTTTTTTGTATTTTATTGAAACAGTCTTTTAAATTTAATTTCCAATTCAACTTGTCTAAAATCACGTATTCAAATCCCATAGTTTGAATTAAATTCAACATACAATTTCCCTGAGATATGTGTTGAGGTTCGTCCTCAACATTAGGTTCTCCCCTCCAACCAATAATTATCAACATAGGTATGGAATAAACATTTGTATGAGATAAACTTAATAATGGGTTTATTAAATTCCCTATTCCAGAATTCTGCAAGTAAACACAAGGAATTTTTTTATTTGATATATAATATCCACTCGCCATACTTAACGCTAACCCTTCATTTGGAACTATATAATTTTTAGAACTTTTGTCTAATATGCAATTATTCAAGTCTTGTAGTAATGAATCGGGGACTCCAGAAAAAAAATCTACACCATAACATTCTTTCAAATTTTCATAAAAATCTATTGGTGAAATTTTGTCTATTTTTGTATTATAATTTGATAGCATATCAGAATAAATTAATTCAAAATAGTTCAAAAATTCTAAAATATTACTTTCATTCATATGTCCTATACTTCCAATTCTAAAAGAAGATAAACTAGTTAATTTTCCAGGATACATTAAAAATCCGTGTGTCTTCAAATTATTGTACAATTTTTCAAAACAAAAATTGGGATTAGATGGATATAAAAAAGTATGACACACATTTCCAGTATTAATTTTTTGTCTATCTATAAATGGTTGTATATGCAATTTTTCAAATAGTGAATAAATGTGATTTTTTATTGTTTTAAATCTTTCAACGCGTTTTATCAATGTTTCTTCTCTTAACTCCAATAGAGCTTTGTAAAAAGAAATTAATGTGTGTGTAGGGGGTGTAAATCTAAATTGACTTGTTTTTTCATAATATTCATATTGATCTTTTATATCTAACACATATGAAGAAGATGAGTAATCATCAAAATTTTTCGCTATAATTATTGTAAAACCTGGAACAGACTGAATGCATTTATTACAAGATGTTACTAAATAATCTACATTATTGAAATCAAAAATGTCACTTCCAAAAGATGCAATACAATCTACAATTAGTTTTTTATTGTATTTTTCTTTAAGCGTTTTCAAGATTTCAAGATTGTTTAAAATTCCTGTAGATGTTTCTAAATGAACGAAAGATATATACTCAACGTCTAAATTTTCTGCTAAATATTTATCGATTAATTCATAATCAAATTCTGTGTCTTCATCAAATTCCAAAAAAACGAAATTTTTTTTAGTAGTTTCTAAAATAGTTTTCATCCTTTTTCCATACGCACCATTGATTAGCAATAAAATTTTAGAATTTATGGGAATTCCAGATACTACAGATTCTACTCCATAAGTTCCACTTCCTTGAAGTAATATTAATTTATTTTCCATATTAATATTAAAAATTTCAAAAAGCAAGTTTTTAATACTTTTTACGTTAAGTAAAAATTCGTCATCTCTACTTCCATAATCAATTAACATTTCTTTTTTAACACTAAAACTAACATTTATCGGCCCAGGAGTTAACAACAATTTTGACGTCATTTAATATATGAAAACATATTATAAATTTATATACTACGAATATTACGAATAAAAATTAAAAGACATAATTATTTTTCAAAAAAAATAAACAATGTAAGCGGTGAGAGCGAATAGAGTGCCACCCCACAATGTATCGATAATAGCGGTTTTATATGACCATTTTGATAATAATGCTAGATTCGTCGTTTCGAACACCGCGTATACAACTATACCCATTAAAAATGCGTCTAGAATGCTTCTTTTCTCTCGAATAATGAAATAGTAGATGCCAAAAATGAGAGCAATGTAACAAACTAATGCAGCGTAAACATTGAACACCACTGGTTTTCCTTGCACGGCGATAATTTGTTTTTCAAATAGTGAACGCATTGAATATAAAAAAGCAAAATCGAGAGAAAGGAAAACCACTAATGTCAAAAAAATTGTTGAAACAGAGAAGTTCTTCATCCTATATTTTATGTGAATAAATTTTTATTATTGTCATTATATATATTATGGCAGGACATAGCGTTTATTTACATGGATCAGTGGGACCAACCCCAATAATTTCTATGGGACTCCCGGGTTATTCACCTTTAGGCAAAGGGTTAAAAGGTTTTATTCCTCAACAAGTTCAAGACAATGACAATACTTATGCGGACTTTGAACAGAATCGTTATCAACTAGTGCAAGCTTGGAACAATGTGTATCAGTCACAATTAAAAGCATCAAATGCAAAGCTTCCACCGAATCAAAAAGTAGGCCGTGTTATTACGCCGTTTAGAGCAGTGAATAACGCCGGCGACATATTAAGTCGAAAAGACTATTCGTGTAATACTGGATGTCAAACGTTTCAAAGCAGACCTAACTTGCACGGATTAAAACAACGTTTTGGTTCACAAGTTGTTCAATGTGATAATACAGTTGTCCCCGCGGGAACGTGCAATGGAAAATTCGTGTATGATAGTTCTGATTACTCGACATATTTGAAACAAAAAGCAATTGGAAAAACGTATAATAATTTGTCGTATGGTGGAAATGAATATAATGGGAACCAGGTGGCTTACAGAGCAATTCGTAGGTATTAAATCAGGAACCGAAGGTTCTCTGCTACAAATTAAAATTTGTTTTACTTTTTGCGCTTCGCCGTCGCTTTGTATATGTTTTTTTCTTAGAAGAGTGTTTTGTTTTTCTTTTTGATGAACGCATTTTCTTGAGTTTATGTTTTTTATTTCCTCCGCGTAAAATTTTAGTGTTTTCCATTGTTTCCACGTCAGAAACAATATCATCATATTTTTCTTTCTTTTCTAGTTTTGATAATAATTTTATTAATATTGGTTTATGTTTTGGATTGTCATATTGAACATTTTTTTGGAGTCTGTTCCACACGCTTTCATATGGGTTTTCATGAGAAGAATTAGCATAAAGGGTGCGATTAAACTCACCTAATATTTCATTTTTTTCATCAACGTCTAATGTATAACCTTTTGTTAATTTATCTATAATTCTTTTTGGAGACGGAATTCTACGAGTCACTACTTCAACGCGTTCCACATGTACATCTTTCAATAACCCATTTTTATATTCTGGTAACATAAACACTTCTTTTGCTCTTTTAGATAGACGTTTAAATTGTTCAATCATTTTTTCATCGTTACATATATTTGTGAATAATTCTACCCAGTCATTTTCTCCTTTATATTCTAGATGAACAAATACATTTACGGCGTACACTGAAGTATTAAACCGATTATTAAGGTCAAACCCTTCATAACAGGGATAACCTAATATTTTTCCCATTTCATTTAACGAAATATTTTGCCTTCCATTGTAATCAGTCTTTGATATTATTACACCTTGATTATAGCTATAATTATCGCTCGCTTTCAAATCTGGAAATTGTTCTATAATGGTTTTTTTAACCATTTCTATGCCAATATCTTCATCATAATCCCCTTCTTGAATTAACATTGCCGGTCGTATTCCTTCATTTACTAAAATGGAATTTAATGCATTTTCTATTCCAATTGAGTCAATAAAAGATAAAGACATTGTCTTCTTATATTATAAATATAAGAAATATCGTAGCAGGGAACCCCGGCACAAGGTTACGCCCCTCTGGAATCCCTTCGGGATTCTTTTTGCTGCGCGAAAGCGCAGCTTATAGACCCCTCCGGTAAAAAACGCCTTTATTATTTATTTTATTATCAATCCATTTCCTAACGTGTGAAAATAATAAAATAAATTATCTTTTCACAGGTTAAGAAATTTTTCCTTCCGCTTTGCTTACGATCATAATTAATTTATCAACCTTTTGAGGCACTGGTAGACATAGCTAAAATATCGTGCAAATGGGCGTTTTCAATGTCCAAAGGTGTAAAAAAGTGGAGTGGATATAGTTGATTTTGCTCCACTTTTTTAAAAAGTGGATATAGTTGGTTTTGCTCCACTTTTTTAAAAAGTGGATATAGTTGGTTTTGCTCCACTTTTTTAAAAAGTGGATAATATATATGTCTAACAATTACGCATCATATTATATTCCTCCATCAGCAGTTCAATATAATAATTATGTTTCCGCGCAAACAACGGGACCATTAAGCAGTTCTCAAACACCAAACCAACTTGGTTATCATAGCTACGGCGTTTTGAACGGCGTGCATCCTAACCCACCTCAGTATTACCCAGCAGACGGCGCAAGTGAATTCGCTCAAGCCCGTCTTCAATATGCAAATGTAGATACTTCTAAGAAGCAACAGATGTTGGCGAGAGAACGAGTGATAGCAGCGTCGCATCCATATAGATTTTTTTCAGCCTCTTCGCAGAGACAAGTTCCTGTTTCAAATTCCCATATGAATTATATTCCACCAACTCCTTCATCTATGTATACATCTGTTCGAAAGAGACAAGCTGTAGGAAAAAGTTCTTACAAACAAGGGTTACCGGCGGAAGCGCCATTATCTTATAAGAGTTATGATAAAAACGACGTAAAAACCGCGCTAAGAATCGTAAGAGGTGGTGGCTGTGTTGCCCCTCCGAAGAAGGGGTCGATTTTCAATAGGTCGTGCACTGCGGGTGGAGGCGTATGCAATATTGGAGCCTTTTCTGGTCAGGGATACTAACTGCAAGAAATTTCTTTTAGTATTATATTATATAGAAATGAACAAGTATATTGTTGAATTTTTAGGCACACTTTTGCTTACTTATGTTATTTTAGCCACAGGAAATTGGTTGGCAATTGGCGCAGCTTTAGCAGTAGCTGCTCTTCTTGGTGGCGCTATTTCTGGAGGTGCGTTCAATCCTGCAGTCGCCATCGCTTATTTATCTTCAGGAAAAATTCCAAGTAGTGATGTAATTCCTTATATTGTGGCGGAGGTTGCGGGCGCTTTAGCGGCATTTGAGTTGGTTAAAATTATGAAACGATAGATGCCAAAAATTTAAGACGCATATATTATTTATCTCATTATAATATATGCCAAAAAGAGTCCATAAAAAAAGAAGTACCAAAAGAATGGGTCGAAGAGGCGGTGATGTAAATGAAACCCTTTCTGGCGTTGGAAACGCAATATCTCAAGGAGCGCAAAATGTGGGTTCTGTTGTAGGTTCAACTGTTAAAGGTGCTTACAATGAAACCGGTGCTTTGGTCGGAGACGCTGGACAAAAAACAAAAGGATGGTTTAGTTCGTGGTTTGCTCCTGCTCCTGCTCCTGCTCCTGCGGTTCAATCGATGGCTCAACCTATGGCAACAGCGCCTGCACCTGCGGTTCAACCAACAGCGCCTGCTCCTGCACAATACGGAGGCAGAGGTAGTAGAAGACGAAGACACAAGAAATCCAAGGGTATGTTGTCAGGTTTGATGCATATGATGGGTATAAAAACAAAGAAACACAGACGACATCGCGGAGGCATTGGTGGCCCACCACAAGGATACAACCACATTGTGGGAGCTAATTTCCCTTCGGCTGCCGGCCCAGATGGAAACAATATTTATGATTTAGCAAAATTCGACCCAAGTAAACCATTTACTGGAGGTTGTGCGTCTCATAAAATGGGGCATTTAAGCCCTGCTGATTTTAACGCAAGTCAAAATTCATATTTGTTAGGAGGAAAAACAAAACGCCATAGAAGACGCCGATAAAATCAAAATCAGCAGGGAACCCCGGTTCCCCGCACCCCTCCGGTAAGTAATGCTTTTATTATTTTATTTTATTCTCAATCCATTCAAAATAATAAAACAAATAATCTTTTCACACGTTAGGAAATTTATGTTATCATAATCAATTTATTCACTTTTTGGGGCACTGGTGGACATAGCTAATCAAAATATATATATTACAATACATTTTGATTTAGTAGAAAATACTAAAATACTAAAAAATCGATTTTAATAATATTCACAACCTTGGTAGAGAACCCCCGGTTCCAAGGTAACCTAGCGCTTTTTATTCATCAAGCAATACAAGATATACACTCCTAATGCTCCCAACATTGCATAATAAACCTGAACTATTGGGTCATCCGGAAGATAAACCGCGGGTTGTAAAGTAGAACCTGAACCCATATTCGAGAAAATTTCCTTACACGCCTGTCCAGTAACAGGATTCTTCCCGTCTAGAAAATTACAAGGATCCATATTTTTTTGGTCTACGATGCTTACATAATGAGATTCTGTGCTGGAAACATTGTCAGGACTAATGGTCTCTAACTTTACCTCTGTGCAATCCGGAGTTGCACCAGACATAAAAGCTTGCATAATAGCAAACGGGTTGAGTGCATTTAAGTTACTCATTGTTCCTGGTATTAAACCCTTCAAATCAGAAAAATTTTCGCCCATACCGCTAGAAATAAAAGGGATATTTCCTTGCGGCACATTATTAATGTAAATATATCTATCAACCTCTTGCATTTGACAATTAGTTGCATCTTTCCCATCACAGCTTTTTATGTCTTTGCATTTACCACCTGTTTGCAGAAAAAATTTGTTACCTAAAGGGCCACCCGTTTTCGATGCACCTTGCCCAGATACCAGAACTTCGACGTATTGCACTAAACCATCAATATCTTTTCCTAATGCTTGCAAAGAGCCGTCAGTGGTCATACCAATCTCTGCCGGCGATTTTATTTGATTCCAATATTCATACGGTTGACCCATTAATCTTGTTTCAACGCCTTTGGCATCATTTAATACTTCTTGAAATATATTTGACATTATTTTTTACTTATATATAATGTATAAAATAATATATAATACATAACCTTTCTATTGACTACTAACTACTAACTACATCTATGTCCACCGGTGCCCCAAAAAGTGGATAAATTAATTATAATAACACAAATTTCCTAACGTGTGAAAAGATTATTTGTTTAATTATTTTAAATGGATTGAGAATAAAATAAAATAATAAAAGTATTACTTACCGGAGGGGTGCGGGGAACCGGGGTTCCCTGCTAACTAACTAATACCAGATACTGTAAGTGGTTTATCCCCTGCCAATTGCGTTGCAGCTTGCGCTTGTTGTTGAACCAACCCTTGCACTTGTTGATTTAGTAGCATTACATTACCACATACATCCACAACAGTCCCTTTTAGGTTCATTAAATCGTCCAAACGTTCTTTCAAATAAGATATATTTCCTGCATTCTGTTGAGCCAAAATCATTGCATTATTTGGATTGTTAGTATCGTAATCTTTATATCCGGTTTCCCCATTTTCCAACCCTTCAATAACATTCCCGAATACAGCTAAAAATACTTGATATACTATTAATAAAAGGAAAAACAAAATAAGTGCACGAATCAACATTTATATATATTATATATAATATTTAGCTATGTCTACAGTTTCACAGAAATTTCAAAAAGTTAATAAATAGATTATGCTTGTAATCGAAACGGAAGGAAAAATACAATAATCAACTTATTTTATTATTTCACACGTTAGGAAAAGGATTGAGAATAAAATAAAATATAAAAAGTATTATTTACCGGAGGGGTGCGGGGAACCGGGGTTCCCTGCTAATAATATTGCTGTCACTTTTTTCTTCTTATAATTTATACAAATGTCTACAGCAGTCTTTGGACAAGGAATGGAATCATATAATAATACAACATTTGCGCCCTTTACGGCGCCTTATAATTCGTGGAAGGGTTCTGGCCCATATAGTTATCCTGTGTCAATTACAAGCGGAAATGTCCGCCCTTTAACAAACAATGACCCCACAAATAATGCTCCGCAAAAATTTGGATTAGCCAGACCTTTGAAATGGCAATATAGAAAAGGAACCACCAGTCAGCCATTAGTGACAATTGTAAACCCGAATCAACCTAACCAATACATTCAAGTCAATCGCGAATCGCGCTCCTCGAAAAGCTCTTCTCTCATTGGTCAAACTATTGATCAACCTGGTCGTTTTAGTGTAAAACACAATCCCAAAGATGAAACCGATGAACGAACACAGTTGAACAAAGATTGTGAAACGTGCCACGGCATTGGTCTAGTTACAAGCTTCTCTCCAGAACCCTTTTTGACAAATAATCCCGAACCAGTTTCGTGCAGCCCTCAACTATGTTGTAACGAAGAAAACAAGGCACTAAATCGAGTCGTTTATGCGAGCACGAATCTAAAAAAAAATTATTTCAATACTCACGCGCAATATATGGCGAATCGTTGTCAAACATACGAACAAAAAGCATTCAATTTCAACTCTGGCCCCGAGTTGCCAGATTATTATGCTGAAATAATTGCCAAAAATCCCAAATTAGCGGCAAAAATAAGGAATTCAAAACCGGGTGACCCTTTCAGTTATTTGAATATGTATGTGGCGAACTGTTACCCAAACACGGATCCATCAGTCACATCACAAGCCGGGTTTGTCCTTCAATTATTTCAAATAATTAATAGTGCAAACGCGTTTACTGCGCAGGATATTGCCAATTACAGTTCGCAGAAGTTCAACTCACTCGCAGAATTCAATACTTTTTTGCAAACCATTCAAGGAAACAAAACGCTCGCAACAAATATATTCAATGGCTTTATTAATAATCCAAATTATGTTGGAACTTTAACGGGGCCAAACAATCCAAGGGGATGCAAAGCAGTAGTTTACAAACCGAGCAATCCTCAATTTGCTGTGCAGGGCGGAGTTAGTAGTAGCACTCGCATTCTGAAATTAACGGTTGATACGATTAGTACGAATTTGGCATCTCTTCGCAAACTGAAAGGTGCGGGTGCAGTGAACAATTATGGAGGTCAACCATTTGTTCCCTTTGTGTATAAAGCCAAGGTTCCTGGTTGCAGCAAAGGCGTATATACTAAAAATGGTAACCCTAAAACGTGCTTTGGAAGTGCACAAGACGATTATATGTATAAAGCATTTTCGAAGCTGGGTAATATTGGCGGCAGTATAAATGGAACACAAGTATCGCAAGTTGGTATGAGTGGTGCAAACCTATAAACTGGACTGGTTGCACGTCAAGTTGAACTCGTCACTACCAACATCACTCTCATAAGTTTCGCTATTCGTTTCAACTGACTTTTGCGTCAAAAATAAATTAACCCCATCTTTATCTTCTCCGGATTTTTCACCATTCAAAAATATATTCACCTTCTCCGTGAATTTATTATAAGGTATTTTGAATTTCTCACACCATTGAATGCACTTTTGAATGTTATTCTTCTTCAAAGTCTCCATTTTGTCTTCTTTATTTTTGTTTTTAAACAAGGACAACAATTGGTCTACATATTCCAACTGCTGGTAACCTATAGTTATATTTGATTCTTCTATTTTATTCAAAAAATAATATGGAGGTGGTTCTTTTAATATTGACACGATTGTGTCATCAGGGTTTAAAGATTTAGTGACTGCATCTATATTGACAAAATACATATAATACATTTTTGATAATTGAGAATTACAAATAAAATTCTTGCAAACTATGTATCGTTCACTTTTAATCGCATTAGAAACGCTGGGTTTTATTATATACACCTTTTCATAAATTCCGCTCAAAATATATAATGTCTCGACAAGTGGTTTGTAATAAATGTCGGCAATCTTGATTACTGCAACACCGTTTGAATCTTGATAATAAAATAAATTGCACAAGATAAAAAGCATACTAAGAATATAATTGCGCGGTTCATTATATTCATCTTCGTCTAATTCATAGTACAGAAAATCGTATAACTGCAGTCTAAAATTTTCTGGACGAAAAAAATCCAATTTTCGCATTTGAGAAATGTCAATTGTTGCGTGAAAATTCGCGTCTTTGCAGTCTTCTCTTAACATATTGAGACATTCTATGACGGCGCAAGAATTTGAACCATAACTCATAGTAACAATATTTTTATTTTTCTCAGAAAATGAGTCTAATAAATTAAACACTCCGAATATTTCCATTAAAACGTAAAATAGATTAGAATATGGCTTCAATTTGCTAACAGAAAATTTGGAATTTGGCACCTTTGTAAAAATGAATTCATACGGATTTATAATTTTAGTTAAAAAACTTAATGCGTTCTCATTTGTTAAATAAAAAAATATGTCAGAGTTTTCTATGGCATTCAGTTGTTCTTTATTTGCATTCAAATAATTGTATAAACTAAAAGAAATAAAAGGTTTTGTATCACTAGATGAAGAACCGTCTATAACGGGGTAAAAATCAAAATTAATTATTTTTTTTGGTAATATATAATAACTCATTAGTAGAGGTTATTATTATATATTACGAATTATTTAAGTCTATTTGCTAGTTTTTTTCTTTTTGCTTGTCTTGCTTTTTTTACTTGTCTTGGTTTTTTTACTTGTCTTGGTTTTTTTACTTGTCTTACCACTTTTTTGTTTTCGTTTTCTAATTTCTTTTCTTTTTGTTCTTCGTCTTTTCAACGTATATTTGCCTCCTCTTATAGGTGGAAGCAGTGATTTTTTTTCAAATCCAGGCAAAGGTTTCATCTCGGTTTGACTTGCGGTTATTCTTCTAACATCCTCTAATTCTTTGCTCTTATCCATACGAGCGCTTCTTATATCAGAAAAACGCCCTTTTATACCGGGGCCTCTTCGCATAACAATTGGTTCTTTGCGCGGAGAATTCATAGGAGTAGGTGGAACGATTTCTCTCATATTTTCTGGTTCTGACATACGGAATCCTCTTTCCGCTTGTCTTTTATCAAGTACAATATAATCTCCTTTGGCATCGAGAAAATCGGCTGGTCCAGGAGCAAAATTAAAAACTGTTCTTGGATTTACTTCATCATAATCCAGAGGAACTGCTCGTCCGTCTTTGATAACTAATTCTCCGTCATACACTCTTCCGTCTGCGTAATTATAGGTTGGTGCAAAGTGCCACTTATTCGGTTTAGTAAGGCTATCCTCGTCATATTCAGCATAGCCGTGATCTCCATTCTTATATTCAAAATCAATGGCACCGTCTTTTTTATTTTCAGTCCAGTATCCATCATATATGGTGTGCATTCCATTGGCTGGGTTTTCTTCTGTGTATACAAATCTGCCGCGACCAACCATTATAGCGTCTCCATTTTTGTCTAAATAATATTCGCCGATATATGTTCCGTCTTTTTTTCCGGGAATATTTATTGGTTTCTCGGTATACAAAACATCAAAACCTTTATATTTACCATCAGGAAAAACTCTGTCCATTTCATCTAACTCCCAAGTTAGTTGATTTTCACCACCGCGTTGTTTTCTACTTTTTTGCCTCCTTCTAGATTTTATTTTTCTGGAACGAGACATAGTATATATTATAACTCGATATTTATTCTTCGACTACAAGTTTAGGTTTTTTGCTTTTTTTTGGTTTTTCTTCTCCTTCTAATGCTAATGTTACTTTTTTCGCGCGAGGTTTTTTAGCTTTTGCTTCGGGTGCAACTACGACGGGTTCCAAGTCTACGACGGGTTCCAAGTCTACGACGGGTTCCAAGTCTACGACGTGTTCCAAGTCTACGACGGCTTCGGCTTCGGCTTCAGTCGCAGCAACCAAAACCAACTTGTTTGTCAATTTTCTAACACGGGGCTTAGATTTAGACGTTTCTGCTTTAGATTTTCTAGAAACCTTTGAAACATTCAGAGCCGCGGCCAATTCTTTTCTTTCCTTTCTTACAGTCTCGTCAAAAGACTCGTCTAATTGTTCCAGCGCAATTTTCTCGGCATTCACGTTTCGCGTTTTCTTATAAACAAAATATCTGTTCAAAAACGAAATCTTCTTTTCATTCGCATTCATTTCTAACGCAGTTCCGTAAGGGTTCTTTTTATATTTATTTCTCTTTGTTTCATCGAGCATCGCGTTGAACAATTCACCGAATAATCCCGACCCTTCTGGCATACCAATGCTCTTCGCCTCATCTCGAGTAATCAATTTGAATCCATAATTTTCCATAACTCTCTCCAAATAATCGAAATTTACCAAATATTCTGGAAACATTTTATTGATTGACTCTTGGTAAACGGAAATCTTGTAACCAATGCTAGAAGCATCATCCTCAAAATAGTCTTCTCCATATTCTTTACGTATTTCCCAAATTTTTACATCATCATCATACAATTGTATACTTTCTCCCTCTTTCTTGTTTTTCAATAATTCATATACAATTTTCCCATCATAACACGCTCCAATAAAATATCCACCCACTTTCGTGCATTCCGATACATTTCTCATAAAATTTTGAAAAGTAGATTGCGATTCGAAGAAATAATGCAAAGCAAATTGGCACGAAGAAACGTTGAACCCCTCTTCACCTTTTCCATACTGCCGCACTACTGCTTTTCCCAGTCGTTCTTCCATTCCCTCTTTTACACCCTCACCAAAAACCGCCTTCGTTATTTGTATTGCCTTATCATTCATAATTGCTGCACCGGTTTTAATATTTGCGCTGCTGTTTCCATTCACAAAAAGCGCATACGGAACAGACTTGAAATCCTTTCTGTAATTCAAGAATCGAGCGCACGCGCCGTCTGTTCTATTCTCCAAATTATCTTTTGATATGTCTATTCCAAATACGAACGACAAATTCGCGGAAATCCATTTCGAAAAATCGCCTGCTTTACCACAAGCATAGTCAATAAGCGTATCGCCTCTTCTAGACACACTTGTAATAAGTAACTTTTTAACGAACAAATTATGAAAATCTCGCAAAGCTCTGGTTTTATCCGACGATGAACCGACTCTGTTATAATAAATGTCGTCATCTGCTAATTCATCAGGAATACCATTTCCAGTCGCGATCATTTCCTTCGTAATTGGATTGTGAATAGAATGCCAGTTGCTATTAGCAACGTGATATGCATTACCGAATTCAGACTGTCCTTGCTTATATTTCGCGGTTTTATCTGCGCGAAAACGCAAAGGAATCCATTTCCATTGTTTCTGTTTGTCAATATCATAACGAAATTCTACTATTGTGCCATCCTCAAACACTTCACCCTCTTCCGTAAACATTTGATTAACACTGGTGTCGTCTTTTCTCAACATTATATTGCAGATTCCTGCGCCTGGGTCAGAAGGGTTTGTTGGCACGAATTCGGCTGGTTTATAATCCTTTTCATTGTCCACGTCTCTGAATTCCGGCAATTTGTCTTGCAATACGTCTTGACAAGGATTAATGTATCCGTGTTTGAAAGAATCGAAACCAACACACAAAGTGACTGTCTTATATTCATCCAACTGTGTAACTGCAGAAGTATCCATCCCTTCTTGAAAAAGTGGTGTTACAACGTCGGCACCGTTTGGTGCTTTGACCGTTTTTACTAGAAAATCAATTGTGTTATATTTCGCGGGCTTCCATTTAAAAGAGTACTCCCACGTTATCTTTTTATTTGCCGCTGTTACACCAGATTTCCCCGTTTTATTGGCACCGACTCCCATATTCGCTGGCGTAAAGATGAGACCGTCTGTATTATATTCGAATAACCCATCTTCTTCCTTTTGAAGTATATAATTACACGCTGAAAATATGTCTTCCGCAGGATTCACTGGATAAAATTTTTTACATTGAAATTGCAACGGACTTGTTTCACCTGAAACAACAGATTCTGGATTCAAAACGCGAATCAAATTTTTCAATAATATCAAACGGAAATCTGTCGGGACATCATCAGGTTTTCTTGGCACAAAATTAAAACCACGAACATCGCGGTTTTTTAAGAAATATATGTCAAATGCTGCATATAAATTAATGTATTTACCATATTTGTCGTGCAAAACGTTTTCACCGTCGATTAAAGAATTGAAAATATCCTTGTTTTTTGTAATAGAACCCGTAAAAACCACTTGCATTGAACTACCGATTAAATAAATTTTCCCCGAGGAGGCAATGTACATCATAAATCTTTCGCCGTCCGCTTTATCAGTGACAGTATAATTGTCGCGAATATTCGGTATTGTTGTTCGTTCATTCATAGGCGCAATATTTGCTATTTGTAGTGTGTAAGAAGAAGGGCCTATAAACCTGTCATTGTAAATCTTGGAATGCTTTGCGGGGTCGAATTCTTCGCCCATTATAAGTTTCATATAGTCGCTTAATACGCCTCTTTGCTCGGGATAAGAAATGGGATAATTTGTTCCTTGCAATCCCATTAAAACGTATTTTATGGTTTTTCTTAGAGCCATAAGCAGACCTTCAACTTGAGGCGTAAGTGTGCCGGGGCCGAGCTCTTTATTATTCACCTCCAGTTCGACCTCATATACTTCGGGATTCCCAAAAACACCGGATTCTTCTGTAGTATAGGCCATTATTTGCTGCTTTTTATCGTAATCATATTGAGAACTTCTTACAATGCTTAAATCCACGTTAACCGGGAGCTCTGGATGGGCGAATGTAACACGATTAATGTAGCGAAAATATTTCTTTGATTTGTCCCACGTTTCAATCATATTTTTTATTTGACCGGCGTTGGTTCCGATTTTTTCTTCTATTTGATATGAAACACGGAAATTGAAATCGTCCAGGTTGACGGGGAAAACTTTTTCTTCACCGTGAAAATAGGGTGTTTTTCTATAGAATTCAATATTCGAAACGTTGTTGTAATTCGACATTAATTTTTTCAAGTCATTGTGTTTGCAATATTCTTGTATTGGTAGAAATCCAGTAATCTCTGTTCTGATCTGCGAAGTTTTATATCGGCCTGTTGATGAATCGAGGAATTCATTATTGATTCGCAACATATATGTTCCTTTTTCATTTTGACTTGAAAACCCTAGAGATTTCAGTTTTCGAATAACGTTGTCGTAGTCGATTTTCGTCAACGGTTTGATGCCTCGTGTGCCAAAACGCACTTCCAATTCGTTATTCTTTTTTACGTCTTTTACATATGGGTTGTTTCCCCAGAATAATTTTACCAAATTGTCTAATTGAACTTGTGGGGGAGTATCATTTGCTCTATTCGATTTATTTTGGAATTCTCTTTTTCTATCTTTAGCTAAATTTGTATTTGTAGTTTGTTTTAAAGACATTCGTGATATATATAGATTAGAATTATTTTTATATTCATCTTCAATTTTAACTTATAATAGCTATGTCCAACAGTGCACCAAAAAGTTGATAAATTAATTATAACAAAATAAATTTCCTAACGTGTGAAAAGATATTTTATTTTATTATTTTTACACGTTAAGAAATGGATTGAGTATAAAATAAAATAGAAAAGACGTTATTTACCGGAGGGGTGCTTTGCGGAGCTATAGGAACCGGGGTTCCCTGCTAACTTATAATAAGCGGGATTTCCTTAACGGTTTCATTATTTTTATATTGAATAAATATATAATATATAATGGAAGTAGTCTCTTATAACCACTTAGCTCCCGTAATAGGAATTGCAGGATATTTAAGTTATCCAAAAAACTTGCGCGTTAATCCAACAGCATTGTACTTGTTCTCGGTTATTCACAATACATTCTTAACGGTTTTTAGCGCGTGGACATTTATATCATTGTGTCAAATTTTGTATAATAATGGAATTGTTTTTCAACCCAATTATTACTTTAGTAACCCTGCTTTTGATAGAATAATATATCTTTTTTATTTGTCGAAATATTATGAGTTTGTAGATACATTTTTATTGTATTTGAATGGAAAAACCCCGATTTTTCTTCAAAAATATCATCATATAGGCGCAGTAATATGTTGGCATCTAATGTGGTATTATAAAGCTGAAATGGTCTGGATGGCGACAATATTAAATGCATTTGTTCATACCATAATGTATTCTTACTATTTGTGTTGTTTATTAAAAATAAAACAAGTGCGGTTTGTAAAACAATATATAACTTCCTTGCAACTGGTACAGTTTTTCATATTGTATTCAAACTATTACTTTTATTGGCCACCGAAAGAAACGCTGTTTAGATTTGGTGTCATAAACATTTTTGCCGCATATGGAGTTGGAGTAATTGTATTATTTTTGCAATTTTATTACAACGCGTATGTAAAAAAAATAAAAAAATAAAATAGTATGTTACAAATTCATAATCAATAATTCGTATAAATCTTTCTTGGTTTTCTTATTCAAATTTTCAATCTTTTCTTCTAGTCCCAACTTCTTACACATATCAAATAATTCATCAGATTTGTAAGCACTTATAGCCTTCAATGGTTTTTCCACGCTTTCCCAACGAAAAAGTGTGTTTCTGTATTTATCAACAGCTTCTTTTGTAACATTCATTTCGTAACAGTATTTTTCAGGATTATCGTGCTGATGTATTACATGAAATGGGTTTTCTTCTACGGATACAAGCTCAAAACACTTTTTCTTGTGAATAAATAAGACATTAATATTTTCTGATGCACACAAAGCAATAAATGTCTTCATACCAATTTTGCTTTTATTTGCTAACTCATCTTCTACGTCTTCTTTTATATTTTTTATTTTTTTTGTTTTTAAAACGTGTTTATTTTCTCGCATTGTTTCTATTAACTTGAACTTTAATGCTTTTTCATTTACAAACGAAGTTGTACCCGGATATTCATATGCAGAAAATCCATTTTTAATAACAAAAAAACACCAAAATAGACCGTCTTTTTCTTGTGGCATAAAAAATGTGGAAACTTCCTCTGGTTTTTTAATTTCGTTTCCGTTTCCATTTCCATTTCCATTTCCGTTTCCTTTTCCGTTTTTCAAATAACAATTTGTTTTTGATTCATTCATTGTTTTCTTTTTCAACGCACGAATAATTGTCTTTCCAGTTAACATATAATCTTCATATTTTTCAAATTCATTCGTTATTTCCTTCCCATTAACACGCGGTGCTTGCATACTTGTAATTTTTTCCATTAATGTCTTTATTATCTTTTGTAAAGTATATGTTTTTGAAATCCTCCTTTTGTTTCTCTATAGAGTTCAAGTTTATCTCTTGTGTATTTACATAATTAATATACATTTTCAATTCGTAGACAATGTCTTTTGTTAAGTCAGACAAATTAATGTGCACACCGTATTTATTTTCATTTAATGTAACACATTTATGTTTACTCAAGAGTCTTAAAACCTCCACTTGATTAAATTTCGACATTGACTCAATTATATCTCTAACGCTTGTTAATTCATTAACATCAAAATGTTGTGATTCGACGAATTCAACAGATTCTTTATTTTCAAGTTCCATAATATTATTATTTTGTAAGAAATGTTTAATATATTTTTACAATTATATCTTCATATACAACAAATAAAAATTATTGTACTCTAGAACAAGGTCACTATTATTGTGGTTTAACTTGATAAAATATATAATTTGAATTAGATTATAAACTCCGTGCGCAACAAAAATGTGCCACATAGGATGTCCTAATAACAAAATGCTGTGCTTTACATAATTGCACGTTATTTCTGTGAAGACCCACGCAGCTCCACTTATTAAAATAGTGATAAAACTGTTATTTATTTTATTTTTGATTAAGTGTTTATTTTTGCTCAAAGAAAAAACTTTATAAAAAATGTATACCAAGACAAAAGTGAATGTTTGTGGAAATGTTTTTCGGTAATTTGACATTGTGTTAAAAATAATAATTGATGTCATTGCAAATAAATGAAATAACAATTTTATTTTTTTTGATGCATCATTAATTGAAAACCTCCAGTCGTGATAATATTTTAAGTTCATTTTTAAAAGAAGCGATTTGAATGTTAGAGAATGTAATAGAATGTCGTTTTTTTTACTAAATTTTGTTGATGATGATTTTGAAATAAAACGTTGAATACTATCTATATATATAATTATTACAAAAGTCATGGTTATCATAGGGATTTCATCGAACAAAGCCCAACCAATGTTTCCACACCAATGATAACCAAAAGAACCTATTCCTATAAGTGTAAGATTTGCATATAACATATCAACAAATAGTTCATTTTTTCTATTAATCATCCCATAAATTCCAAAAAAAACGAAAGTTAGTGACGAAAATGCATTGTAATATTCGGGTAAACCTAATATGCTTTCTTCACAAAATGAATGATCTATATCCGTAAACTGCATTATTTATATATTTGTAGTATTATTTATTATTATTTATTATTACAGACATTTTTATTATACTAGGGAACATTTTTCAATTCTTCAGTTGCTATTACTGTGCACTCTTTTGAACACGTAAACGTTCTTTTCATAATGCGATGACTACAATCTATTGGTTTATCGTATATATAAGCATCGCATACAAAACATCTCATATTTAACGATTTAATAACCTTTAATGCGGCTTTCATTTTAACTTTGTGTTCACCGTCAATCTCAAAACATTCGTTACCCATTTCCTTGTTTGATAATATATTTTCCATTTGTAATTTATTTTGTATAAATGTATAATAAATCAATTTTTATTACAAATGTGAGAACGCAGCATTTATTACGCAGTACGTAGTACGTAGTAAACCAATATAATATAATTTAATCTTCGATAACCAATCTAGGCTTTGGAGGTTCCTTTTTATTTATTCCATCTTTTGGTTCTACTAAATCACCAATAATTGAAACATATTTATCGTTTAACTCAAAACGCTGTCCTATAACTCTAACATTGAATTTATCATTCTCTTTGATTGTCGAGAAATAAGGCAAATTATAATGATGGTCTCTCGTAATAAACACAACCACTGGTGAAGGCGACTCTTCCGCACTCTCTGCGCGAATTCCTGCTTTCGTAATATTTTTTGCTACGCACTGAATGAGCATTCCTTCAACTGGACAACAAATTTGACATTCAAATACTACTTCAAATAGCACATTCGTAGCCTTGATAAGCCCCGATGAATAGGTTATAATCTTTGTAGAATTCGGTTTTACAAAACCCTCTACAATGCATTTTCCCTCGAATTGATTTACCACATTTTTTTCAATGGTTTCTTGAATATTTTTGCCGATGCTAGTAATTGGTATGGAAATGCTTCGCGTTATCAAAGAACGCGAATAAATACTCGCCAATTTAAACTCGCGTTTTTTAAATTGACGATTTTGTGATGGTTTTGCCGATGCTTCCATGGTAATAATATAATATGTGATAATATCTTTAATATCCTTTATTCTATTTCAATTTCTTTTTCCATATCCACATCTACATTTTTACACCTTTGGACATTGAAAACAATCATTTTTCAAATAAGTTTTTGTTTACGGATTCCCCATCTTGTATAAATAATAAATGTACGAATAAATAGTTGGAAAAATACTTGATTTTTCAATATAGGGAATATCATTTTTCTCGCAATACCCACGAACGATATGTTGGATTTGTCGCAATGAACTATGAGGAATATTTGGAAATAAATGATGTTCTATTTGGATATCCAAACCGAAACAAATAATCCTTATTATTGGATTATCCGTCTTGTAATTCATACTGCTTGATGCTTGGTTATACAAAAAGTCATTTTTCTTCTCGTTGTTAAGTTGGATACACTCATGCTGTATATGAGACAAATTAGCAATAAATGTATATCCAAATCCTAAACAACCAAATAAAATCAATGCGTTTACAATTCCAAACCGATAATATACAAATATAACACCCAATAGTGTTGTATAATCTTTAACTTTTATATTTCGTATTATTGTTTTATTGTATCCATTCAACACAAATAAAAAACTAGCGTATAAATATTGCAATTTATGATGAAAATAATGTGTATGGCTATTTGAATGTCGTAATATAAGTTTATTCTTATCAAAATCAGTATCATATTCAGTGTTCGTGAAACAATGATGTAAATAATTATGCCGTTCTTTCCATTCATCAACAGATAAAAATGGATATATGATATATCTTGATATAAATGTATTTATTTGTTGATTTTTGAAACCTACATTGTGCGAGGTTTCGTGAAACATTAACGAAATAAATCCAATTCCGAAAAACGACAACAAAACCATCCACCAATAAGATAAATTATTCGCATTCCAAAAACAATAACTCCATAGTCCCAAATAAACAGACAGCATAAATGTATTGTATAATATTTCTTTGTTAGACCAATGTAAAGGGATTTTCTTTTCGTGGATTTCATCATATACCAACTTTTTCAATTCGCAATATTTATCGTATGTATAATTTGTATCGTAATCTATTTTTATAAAATCAGTAGAAGAAACTTCATATTTCGGTAACATCGCTAAAATACTTTTAGGGTTTTTATGGTAAGCATAAATCATTGGAGTAATATTTGTATCGGGTTTCAAATTATTAAACATATCTTGACCCCCAGGATGAATTTTCACAAAGTCTGTTAAATCATAGAGTTTGTCGTGGATTTTATACCGATATCTAGGTTGTATTTGAGATTGGGTAATAAGGGATCTATCACTCATTTATATATAATAATATTATATTTTTGCCCATACACCACAAAAATATATTTTGTAATTATAACAATGTTAAACAAACAAAAAAGTATAGATTACAAAAATACTGCAGTTGAACATTTTTTAATCGGTTACACTACACAATAAAAAGTGTATAGGATTTTCAAATATTCTCGTAGGAGTATTATGCGGTGGATAGAAAAATATAGAACAGATGGTGGAATTAAATAATACGAAAGAAAATCAATTTGCTACAAAAGTTCATAAAGAAGAAATAGATTTTCTGCTAAATGAAATCAAGCAAAGGAAAACAATCACGATAGATAATTTGTTGATTAAACTAAAAGAAAAATATCCTCATGCTAGCTATGTCCACCAGTGCTCCAAAAAGTGGATAAATTAATTATGCTAACATAAAATTGTAAAAGATAATTTATTTTATTATTTAAAATGTATTGAGAATAAAATAAAATAGAAAAGACGTTATTTACCGGAGGGGTGCGGGGAACCGGGGTTCCCTGCTACCTCATGCTGATATAACAACACGGTATCTGTCGCGAGTTGTTCGCGATAATAACATTACGCTAAAAATGACAAGAGTAAGACACAAACCGCTAAAAATGACAAGAGTGAGACACAAACCCAATAAACGATTTGGGAAGGACAAACAAATGAAAAACTAAAACAGAATATAACAAAAGTGATAAAGACAATTCCAAAAGAGAAATATGTGAATATTTTCAAAGGTGTGTATAACAGAGAAGCTGTATATGTAAAACACAACAAAACAATAAAGCGAACTTCAAAGAACTACCTTTGAAAAATGGGAGTTTTCAATGTCCAAAGGTGGAAAGTTAAAATTTATAAAGTTTCGCCAACTCAAAGTTCAAAAACCACAATTTTTTGTTTTTCTGTTCTTTATTGTAATACCTCATCAAAAACTCTTGCAATGAACAAAGCTCGGCTTGAACCATTCCTTTGGTATTTTCTTTTGTATACTTTTCTTCTCCAACTATCATATTCAAAATCTGCAATTTCTTCCCTTTCACCGCTTCATCGCATCTCGCCCCTGTATTTCTTTTCGCGTCTGTTTGTTTAGTCTTGAAAACCAAATATCGATTATTTTTTTCGTTGTCAATAAAACCAACAATATTGTTGAATTGAATTCCCGCAGAAATTTTGAATTTTATCGCGGCCTCGTTTGCAATATCAATTTCATCTTCTGGCTCGGCATCAACCCATTTTTTTGTTGCCTTATTGTATATCATAATTTTCCTTTTATCTACAGAAAACAATATTATTCCAATTAAACGTCGAGTGGTAATTATCATACTATCTAAATAATCTTTCATCATTTTTTCCAAAGAATTCTCTTGCATCACTTCTAAAGAATATAAATAATTCAATAATTCGACTTTTTCTTTGAACAATAATAAATCCACAATGTGTTGTACCAAAAACATTAGAATGTCACTTTCTTGCATTCCGTCTTTTATCATTTTCTTCATTGTTGTCCCGCAATGCTTATACCAATTTTCATCTCCTCTAGGGATTTTTTCACCAGACCTAGCAAAATGTATTGCCGTATCGAAATTTTCTCTAATTTCTTTCAAAAGTTCGGTTTGTTTTGCAGATATAGTCACTACATCTTTTGAGTGATCCATTTCCAGGACAGCATTTTCTTTCAAGTTATTCTTACTTTCATCAACCACTTCTTTTTTGATTTCAAAATTCACTGCACTATGTTTAAAATCTATCGGCACACTTCTATCAAAAATGGAAATGTTTGGATTATGCAATTCACTGGGTTGAAATAAATAATATTCGCCTATATTCACCAAATATCCAGTTCTACCATATTTATCATTTATGAATTCATTGTTATCTTCTATCATCTGAGTGAGAGCCGCATAAATCTGCACAAGTGGATATGGTTTTGGCGTATTTATACGCAATAACAAGTCATTCTTCTTGTAAAAAAATCTCTCTCTAAAAAGCATTCTAATTTTTTGTGTAATTTTTTCAGAATTCATCATAATAAATGATTCGGTGTATGTATCCTCTTTCAAGTCAAGTTCTTCTTTATTCGGATAACATTTATATGCGCAATTTTCCATATAGTCACACGATGCAGAATAAGGTGCATCACCCACTTTGAAATCTTCGATTTTCTCTCCATTCGATAAAATTTGCAAAACACTCCCATTGGAATGAGCTGACAGTATGTCTTGTGTAAAATTTGTTTGGTCGTGATTCAAAATGCAATCTACTGCGGTTTCTTTTAACAAGCGACTCACTTTTCCAATTTGAACCGCTTTATATTCTGCAACGCGATAAACATATAAATCCGCGGCTTCTTCATTATTATTGTCTAAAAGAGTTGCATACATAAATATTTCGACGTTTCTTTTTTCAAACGGCAAATCTTTGTGACTGAAATTACGGACGGCACGCCCTATAATTTGTTCCATACGACTCATATTATACCAAGGCTGTAATATGTGAACTTGCCTTAAAAATTTGAAATCCACACCTTCTGCGCCTGCTTGCGAAATGATAACAACTTTAATTTTTTCACCGTCTTTATTATCTTCGCTTGTCGCTGCTTTTACTTCAAATGCATTATTCGGAGATAAACGCACGTCTCCTGTAATAAGAGCGTATTTTGCGGGGGAAAATGGTGCGTTCTTTGAAGTTCTGGGTTTTAATGTGATTGAATCGACGGGTTCTGTTGGAGCCACTTTGAACAATGACTTTGCACCATCGCCGTATCTGGTAAATCCCATTTCTTCTAATGCGAGCGCAACTGGCAATACACCTCCGTCAATATATTGCGCGTAAACCATAATAACGCCTTCATTAACAGTTCCGTTTTGTGAAACAATGTTATCGCAAATATTTTTTATCTTTGAACTATATTTGCCGATTTCAGATGGAGAGAAAATTCTACCATACTTTCTAAGAGTGTGTGCTTTGTATTCAAACGAACCCTTTTCTGGAGGTGATTTTCTATCGATGTAATCCATTGTTCTCTCTAAGCCGCGCTTCCCAGTTAAATCGTGTGCATTAATATAATTTTTCGAAGAAGAAGAAGACGAAGAAGATTCGCCGCCTTTTTTAATAACGGGTTCATATTCAAAACTAGATACAGATGGCTCACTAGATGGTTTTTTCGTTAATTCAACAACCTCGCCTTCGACTTCGCCTTCGACTTCACCTTCGCTTTTATTTGCAGTTGCAATTGCACTTGTATTTTTCAACCCTAAAAATGGTTTATTGTATGTTTCTAATGCTGGTTTTTTTACAGTTTTTTTTGGTTTTACTAATTCTTCTGATACAGACTCGGATTCTAAAAACTGCTCAATTGGAACAACATCTTCTAATGCCTCGTCCAATTCGTCTACAGGATAAACAATGTTCAACGCTTCAATCGGGATTTGCAAAAGTGTATAACCAAAAGAGTCCATATTTTCGAAGCTCGGCATTTCTCTCGTCTTCCCCATTTTCGTTGTAATTGTAATCTTGCGTTTTCTTAAACTGTCAATAATATATCGATAACCTTTCGACTGATACTCACCTACCTTCGTTAAATACAGATTAAGTATTTTAACTTTTTCTTCATCGTTGATAGGTTTCCCATTCATTTGAAATTTGGGATATTTTACCAACTTGTTTGAAAATGAATTTTTTGGTGAAAAAGTATTAGGATATACGCGAAAAGGAAACGTATAAGGATTCTCTCCGCGAACAAAAGACACGTAACCCGTCGCTTTTTGAATCAATAGTTCTTTCCCTATTTCGTTGCCCTTTGCGTCTTTTTTGAAATCTCCATTCTTTTCAAAAACATCCTTTATTTCTATTGTTCCTCTTCTATCATTTATATTCATCAAATTTAATAACCATATTATTTCTTGATATGTGTTGTACATAGGAGTAGCTGATAGTAAGAGCAACCTCAAATTGTTCGCGGCTTTTACAAGTTCCAACAACTTATCCGCCACTTTTTTATTGTCATTGTCTTCGGCTATTCTGATATTATGAACTTCGTCTATTACAATCAAACGATTATTGAATTCCATTTGCAAATTGCGCAACATTCGTAATTTCTTGTCCTTTTCAGACTTGTATTCACCTTTGACTTGCTGAGTTTTATCAATATAATTCGCGAATTCAATGTAACCTATAAATAAATAAGAATTGTTTATCAGACTCTTTATTTGACTAATAATCTTTTCCTTCTTCAAACCCTTCATATTCATTGGATTAATCTCTTTTAATAAACGATTACCAGTTGCGTCTCGCATTGTCCACATTCCATCGACTAATTTCAACTTTCTCTCATCGAATAACTGTAAACGAAAATTATCTTGAACATTCGGTGATGCCACTATAATAATTCTTTTTACAATACCCATTTGTTTTAAATAAACACGCATTTCCTCGCACACGCCAATTGCTGACAACGTTTTACCTGAACCCAGTGCGTGGAATAATAGCAAACTATTGTACGGCGTTTGAAAAGACATAAAATTTCGTACAAATGCTTGATGTGGCGCCAATTCAAAATCGGCCTTGCTTAAAATCTCTGCTTGTTCTTTTACATCATAAATGGTTCCATCGTATTTTGTATCATTAAACTCTTTCTTCTCTGCAATCTTTATGTTGAAATTCGGGTCATTCAACGTAGGATACAAATAGTCGTTTTGTTCAGGGTTTTCCTCCAAATTATTTCTTTCGAGTAACTCTTTTTTTAATAAAAATTTATTGCAGTTTCCATCTGAGTCGTCGTATAAATTTGTGGGAATCATACATTTGTTTTCTTCGTATTCGCGTTTCAAAGAATCATCTTCTATTTCAAGTTTATTTATATTTTTTGGACTCCTCTTTTTTCTTGCTTTTGGATTAGGATTGAGATCGGGATTCAATGTTTTTTTCGAAGCTCTTGTTTTTTTAATAGATATTTCAGAAATATTATTTGCATTCAACATTACTATATATTACGAATATATTCTATATTCTTGTAAAACTTTATTTATGTTTGATATCAAAGTCTTTTTTTCTAAATTATATGGTCTTATTGAATTCAAACATTCGTCTATATTTTTCCACTCCAATTTGCTAACCTCAGTCTTTTGAAAATTTTGCAAAGAATCTTTGTCATTGTTCATATACGCCAAAAAATATTTATGTTTGTAACATTTGTGATTAGAACCAATATACATTTCTTCAAAAGGCAATAAATTGTCAATTATTATAATATCTCTTTGAGAAAATCCGGTTTCTTCTTCGAATTCACGAATAGCGCAATCTAAATCTTTTTCTTGAAAATTGCGTCGTCCTTTTGGAAACTCCCATTCCGTTTCATTCCAATTTGTCTTACTGTTGGTTATTAGGTCACTCAATGTAATCAATTTGTCATCTATAATAACGCCGTTTTTAATCAATTCAAATTTTTTGTTAGATGCTTGTTCTTCGCTTCTATATTGCGTCCCCGAATTTTCACCCCATAACTTTTTCCAAAGTTTATCAAATGTTTCATTCAAAATGGCCGTTTTTTCGAGAACAGACATTTCGTCTATGCTTTTTTGCAATTGTTCAATATTATAAGGCGAATATTTTCCTCGTATGAAGTCGATGTATCCAAAACTGTCTTTCCTTCGTATCATCAAATATTGTAGACCGTATTCGCTGTGTCGAAATAAAACTATCCCGTAACTTGTTATCGGAAGTTTACATTGATGAAACATATGTCCGTGTTTTCCGCAATTATTGCACATATTATTTGTTTTGTTCATAATTCCTTGAAGGTTATAATATTATGTTGTATTGTATTTATATTTGTAAAACATAATATATAGAAATGACAAAATTGGATCCGAAAGTATGGGGACCTCATTATTGGTTTTTCCTTCACACAATAACAATGTCTTATCCGTTGCGACCAAATTCTATTACTAAGAAAAAATATTACGAATTTATTCAGAATATACCAATGTTTATACCCGTCGAGACAATAGCTACACATTTTAGTAAATTGTTGGATGAATATCCAGTTACGCCTTATTTAGATACACGTGATTCATTTATCCGTTGGATGCATTTTATTCACAATAAAATTAATCAACGTCTAGAAAAACCGCAAATTTCTTTAAATCAGTTTTACGTTAATTATTATGAAGCATATAAACCGAATGATTTGAAAATGAGGGAATATTACAAAATGCGGAGTCGAATTATTTATTTTGTTATTATAGTCCTCTTTATTTCTCTCATTTTTTATTTACACAATAAATGATTTTTATCAACTATGTCCATCAATACCTCAAAAAATAGATAAATTGATTATAGTAACATAAATTTCCTAACGTGTGAAAAGACAATTTTTTATTATTTTGAATGGATTGAGAATAAAATAAAATAATAAAAGTATTATTTGCCGGAGGGGTGCGGGGAACCGGGGTTCCCTGCTAATTTTTATATCTTTATATATTAGCATACAGCTATAATGGCAAGAACACATAAAAAACGAAATAGATATAAAAGGGGGTTTTATACCACGCAAAGTTCTAATAAATCGGGTGCTAATAAATCGGGCGCTAATAAATCGGGCGCTACGCTTGGTGGTAAGGTTATCGGTTCTGGTGGATTTGGTTGTATATTCAGACCTGCATTAAAATGCAAAAATAAAAAGGCGTTGAAGAACGATAACCGTAGTTATATTACAAAACTAATGAAAAAAAAATATGCAATCAAAGAGCATCTCGAGGTTTTAAAATTCTACAAGCTTTTGAAAAATATACCAGACTTTGAAGATTATTTTTTATTAGAGGGATTTTCTACGTGTCCGCCAGAAAAACTATCTGATGACGACTTGGAGAACTTTGATGAAAAGTGCAGCGCTTTGAAAAAAATGGGATTGAACGTTGATAATATTAACAAAAGCGAGTCATTAGAACAGCTTTTGGCGCTGAATATGCCTTATGGTGGCATTGATGTTAGTAAATTTATAGATGAACACTGGCATAACTCGGACAAAATGATTGAATTAAACAATTCTCTCATCAAACTATTGGAAAAAGGTATTGTCCCGATGAATAATGCCGGTGTTTTTCATTGCGACTTGAAATCTTCAAATATATTGGCGAGAGAAGAAGGCGAAGGCGAATACAAAGACCGTATTTTGTATACCCGTTTGATTGACTGGGGGTTGTCAACAAGTTATACAAAAGGTAACCCAATACCTAAGGTGTTAACAAATCGTCCATTTCAATATAATGTTCCTTTTTCCAACATCCTTTTTACTTCTCTCTTTAACAAGATGTACAAGTCTTTCTTGGAAAAGAATAGAGGAACAGAACCAGATTATTATACACTCAGAACATTTGTTATCAATTATGTTCTAGACTGGGTAGAAGAACGCGGTCCCGGTCATCTTAAAACGATGAATAACATCTTTAAAAACTTATTCGAACACGATTTGAAAAATATGGAAGAGTCATTCAAAGGTGAGCTTATTGAATACGATTTCACCTTCTACTTTATATTTGAATATATTACCAAAATTCTTACAAAATTTACGAAAAATGGAAAATTCGATAGCGAAACTTATTTAAGTGAGGTTTTCTTGAAAAATATTGATTTGTGGGGATTTGTGGTATCTTATGTGCCTATTGTGGAAGACATTCTAAACGCGCATAAAAAACTCACATCTGTTCAAATGGATGTATTGAAAAAAATCAAAGGGTTGATGACCGTTTTAATCGATGCTAGTGATAAACCAATTGACGTTGAAGAACTTGTTAGTAAGCTGCGCGATTTGAACACCGCATTTGCGCATTTTAAACGAAAAAAACGTAAAGATACTTCGTCTTCGTTATCGTCATCGTCATCGTCTTCAACTTCGTCATTACCCAAAAAAGATATGCTAGATTTGTTAAACACAGAAGAAAAACGAGTCTTGGAAGCCGGTTCATTATCTTCCGCAACTCGCAAAAAACTCAAAAAGAAACATTTCCATAAAATGATGGTAAAGACTTTGAAAAACATAAAAAGTTTGCACAGTAAACGTGCTTGGTTATAGAATTTATTGCATTTTTTACTTGATATAGTATATGAGACTCGAATTATTTATTCTGGGAATAACTGCATTTTTTATATATAACGCATATCACGATGGCAAATATACAAAATTATTCTTTTCATACAAAAAATATTTCCAAATGGGGTTCTTGGCAATTCTGGGATTTTCTCTCTATTTACTTATTAAGAGGGATCCACTTCAATGTAAAAAAATCTTATTGCACGCGAATAATGTTGTAAAATATATGCCTATAGACAAATCGTCTATGGATATGTTATCGCCTATTGTGGATTTTACGAGCGGTTCTGGTGGATTCATGGGAGGTCTTAATGCATCTTTGGGTCACCAACAAGATAATGCAAATGGCGAAACCAATTTTGAAAGAAGAATGATGCAATCTGGTTCCGGTTTCATAAAACCAACAAAACGTTCTGTAAGTGAAACCAAGAAAAAATACGTGGCTTCCACGCAAAATTGGATGTGTGGAAAATGTAACAAACAACTGAATCACACATTTGAAATAGACCACAAAATAAGACTCGAATACGGAGGAACAAACGAAGTAGACAACTTGATTGCATTATGTAGAAATTGTCACGGAGAGAAAACTGCGATGGAGAATATGTAGATTGTTCTTGCGGTTGCGCTTGTACATACATACATTCCCCGCGCTTTATTTTATAGTTATATAGTAGTATAACTATATGAGCACTAAAGTAGAAGGCATTCCATTTATCGAAATTCAAGCAGCAAAAGAAGACAGTCGAACCTTGTTGGGAAGTCTTAAGTTGCACCGAGGTGAAATTTTCAAAATACTTCTTTTAATAACCTTTGTAATTTGCATTAGTTATGTTCTTGTGAATAATCCAGGAAAATTCGTTACAAATTATTCATCTATTTTCATTTGTCTCATTTTAATAAGCAGCGCATTTCTATTCTATAAAACTTTAAAATCGAATGCGAAGTTTGTCGATTTCAAATTCGACATTGTAAAAAATTGCATTGTTTTGGTATGTTTTATCGTATTGGCATTCTTTTTTTATTATTACAATCCTGGTGGATATGTAATGGACAACATTTCAACGCCGATTTATATTTTAATTTTCACTTCTGGTTTATTTTGTGTTCTTTATACATTGCTTTACATTTATTCCGCAAACGGTGCGAAATCAAATTTTGTTGATTCTGGTTCAACAGACTTCAAGGACTTGAATAAAAATGAAAGCAAAATTTTTACAATAATGAAATATTTCTTTGCTCTTGCAACCAGCGTTTGTTTTCTTGTAATATTCATATTATTTGGAACAAAAATAGTAGGCGATTTTTCGACAATGAGCGTAGGAAAACTGACAATGAATATAATTATGATTATTGTGTTTGCAGCCCTTATTTTCAAGATAATTACGTATACAAATTTTTATCAAAATAGCCCATTAACACAATTAATAATAAATTCCATATTCTATATTCCTTGCATACTTGTTGCTCTAATTGACAATTTTGTCAAAATTACAGGATTAGACTCAAAAGATAAATCTAAGAAAATGACAGAACCAACTAAAACCGATTATATTTTATTGGCAATAGCGATTATTTTGAACGTTGTATATTTCGCTTATCCTTATGCTGCCGTAAAATTTTCGAAACAAGGTGGGACAATGTTAATTAATAATCCAATTTATACGAACGATGAACACGTTCTGGCGTCTTACCAGAGCTTGAATGGTGGAACTGATGATTTCGACTATACATACGCAATATCATTTTGGGTTTATATTGATGCAGCAAATCCGAGCACTAGTAATGCTTATACTAAATACACTTCTTTGTTGAATTATGGGGGTAAACCGAATGTTTTGTATAAAGGAACAGACAATACATTGATGATAACAATGGATAATGCATCCGCGCCGAAAACGTCATATAAACAAGCTGTTCCATACGAATTAGACGAAAGCGGCAATAGAATAATTTATGTCAAAAAAGACGTGCTGTTACAAAAATGGAATAATATTATTATTAACTACAATGGCGGAACTTTAGATATTTTTTATAATGGAGAATTGGTAAAGTCGGCGATTGAAGTCGTTCCTTATATGAAATACGACACGTTAACAGTTGGTTCGAAAAATGGTATTCGTGGAGGAATATGCAGTGTTAATTATTTTAACAAGAGTTTAGACGTTCAACAAATTTACAACTTGTATCATTTTGTAAAAGACAATACGCCGCCGGTTTACAAGAGTTCAGAAGAAACGATTGTTAATGTGGCAAAAGATGTTCCTGGGACGTTAAATAAGGCAAGCATAAATAATTACACGAATGCATTGAGAGAAAAGGTGAATTAGCGAGGAAAACCAAAAATAAAAATATATATATATATATTATAATGCTAATATTGTTTATTGTTCGCATACTTCGACAAATTGTCGCCAACGTTAGAAATTTCTTTTATGATTTACATATTAATAATACGCCTCGTTTTTATAAATATGTTTTAGAAAACAATCATATAAAAGATAATACAAGCATATTAGAAGTTGGTATTGGGAATGGAACTTGCATAAAAAAAAATGCGCGACTGATTAAAAACAAAAATTTACACATTGATGGAATTGATATAGATGAAGATTATATACAAAAGTGCAATGAAGTTATCATTGAAAATAATTTAGATAAAAACGTAACTGTTAGATATGAAAATTTGTTTGACCTGGATGAAAAAAAGAAATATAACTACATATTTTTTACGGAAAGCTATCCCGTTATTCCAGAAGAAATTATGATTGATATGATGAAAAAATCTAAAAACTTATTAAAACCTGGAGGAAAGGTTATTTTTATTCACAATTTAGAAAAAACGCACACATTTATTAGGGATTATTTCAAACCGAAGTTGAAGTATGTTCCATTTTTATGGGTTGATTTTGGACGTTTGTCAACACATAATGATTTTGACAAATTTTTGAAAGATACAGATTTTACAATTTATGAAAAAATATTAATAGAAAAAGTTGATATAAAATCTCACTACAATAACTTATTAGCGTATTTTGTACCAGAATTTTTGAATTTAAAATGTTCACAATATTTTATTTCGTGTATATTAAAATGAATAAAAACAAAGTTTGTTGGAACCGAAAACGCGAATAAAATTTCTAACATTATATTATATTATGAACATTACTACAATATTTCTTATTATTGTCATCATTGTTTTACTTTATATTGTCGTTCGCTATGTAACGACTGATGTAAATACTTTATCTGGTCTTGTTTCTGGAACAACAATGAGCACAATTGACGCAAACAGTTTAGCACAAAGTTCTAGTGGAAACAATTCTAGTAATTTTGCATATTCTATATGGTTTTATGTGAATGACTGGAATTACCGTTACGGAGAACCTAAAATAATCTTTGGTAGAATGGGAGCATCTGCCGAATCTAGTGGAACAACATCTGGAACACCTTCAGGTATTATGAAGTTGGGTCCTTGCCCAGCGGTTATTTTAGGCCCAGTGTCGAATAATCTGGATGTCGCTTTAACCGTTTACCCTGGATTAGATTCAGTGTCAAATACAACTGGCGAAAGTGGTTCTATGACACATAATTGCGCTATACCAAACGTGCCTATTCAAAAATGGGTCAATTTGTTAATAAGCGTATATGGAAGGACGTTAGATGTTTATTTAGATGGAAAATTGGTAAAGACTTGTGTTTTGCCAGGGATCGCAAAAATCAACAATAATTCAAATGTTTATGTAACACCAAATGGTGGTTTTTCAGGCTGGACTTCAAAGTTCCAATACTATCCCAACTCGATTGACCCTCAAACCGCGTGGAATATTTATCAACAAGGATATGGGGCTAGTATGTTAAGTAATATTTTTGGCAAGTATCAAGTAAAGCTTTCTGTTGTAGAAAATGGTGCAGAGAATAGCAGCTTGACAATTTAAGCAGGTAACAATTTCTTTTATTGTATTATATATAATAAAAGAAAATGGATAATCAAGGTTATGGTTCAAATACATCAGGAAGTAGTCAAAGCGGTGAAACCAATTTTTTAGATGCAAATAGTTTGGTGGCTAAAATTTCCTTTTTATTATTAGTTATATTCATCTTTATAGTCGTTTTGCAATTTTCTATATCTTTTCTCGGGTGGTTTTTTAATCCATCTGATTCACCCAAATTAATAAACGGTATGGTGGACGCCAAACAAATGTTGGTCATTCCTCAAGATCCTTCGCAAGCTGGTGCTAAAACAATTAACCGTTCTGTAAATGCGACAAACGGTATTGAGTTTACATGGTCTGTTTGGATATTCATAAATGATTTAGGGAAACCAGATAATAAATATCAACACATTTTCCACAAAGGGAATGATTCACTAGACACGGTTGGACTCAATTACCCGAATAACGCCCCAGGATTATACATTTCGCCAAATACGAATGAACTGACTCTTATTATGAATACATACGATGCAATCAACGAAGAAATAATTATTCCTGATATTCCATTGAATAAGTGGGTCAATGTAATTATTCGTTGTAAAAACACGGCTCTTGATGTGTATATTAACGGAACTGTTGCAAAGAGTATGAAATTGCTAGGCGTTCCTAAGCAAAACTACGGAAATGTTTATGTGGCAATGAACGGCGGTTTTGATGGTTACATTTCGAATTTATGGTATTATAATTACGCGCTCGGAACTGCGGCAATTCAAAATTTGGTTAAAAAGGGGCCAAATACGACTATGACGGGTTCATCTGCAATGAGTATGAAGAACCCGAATTATTTGTCTTTGCGCTGGTATTTTTACGGACAAAATGACCAGTTTAATCCCTAATCTAGCAGGGAACCCCCGGTTCCCCGCACCCCTCCGGTAGATAATGTTTTTATTATTTATTTTATTCCCAATCCATATCCTAATTTGTGAAAATAATAAAATAAATAGTCTTTTTATATTTTTTCTTTCTATTCGCTTACAAGAATAATTAATTTATTCTCTTTTTGGGAATTCTGTGAACGGTGCCCCAAAAAGTGGATAAATTAATTACAATAACATAAATTTCTTAACGTGTGAAAAGATAAATTGTTTTATTATATTGAATGTATTGAGAATAAAATAAAATAATAAAAGTATTATTTGCCGGAGGGGTGCGGGGAACCGGGGTTCCCTGCTAAAAAAGTGGATATATAGTATAAAGTATGTCTGTTTTAGGTCCTCATTATAATCCACACCCAACGAGAGAATGGTATAGATTTCAAAACGCTTTTTCGGAAGATATACCACAACCAAGCATAAGCACGTTATTAGAAAATGTAAATTATAACGACGTTCCAAAAGCCTATAAATATCAGTTGGCAACGTATAAAAAAGGTAATATACTTCAATACAAGAAAAACAGCGCGGACTTGACAAAGAATCAACGCTACGCGCAAATAGCCAAAGGAGCTTGGACAAATCGAACTAAAACGTGGAGTTCTCAAAGCGAAGCTATTTCAAATCCAAATTCTGACTTGTTAAAAAGAGTGAGTTATGAAACGTATATTTATCCAAATTACGGTCTGGATGGGACAGAAATTATAGAACCTATATTATCCACAACACCCATTACGAATTGTTCTCTAGGCACCACGTTGAACTTTGCACCACTCCCTACAACAAGTAAATCAACCTATAATTCAACAAATTTACCCGCAACTGCTAAATCATCAACAAATATATCTATGCCGCCTTATGTTTATAAACCAAAAATTTTGAATCCGACTGCGATTCAAACAGGAGGTTCGTTGATTGGAACCATTGTTGAAAACCCGTGCACAAATGAAATATTGGATGAAACATTTACTCAAGACTGTTATCCTAGCTCTGCATCTGACGTTCCTGGTTCATCTACAACACTTTGTTGGAACGATGGTTTGCAAACATATTATCCAAAAACGAAACTCACATACGGAACAAGCGGCAACAAATGGCCTACGAATTCCAAATTTATTTTTCCAGCATAATTAAGACCTCAAATTGGGATTTACGCAAACTTCTTGTGTCGGGAAAATATCGCCTGACATACACTGGTCATTATCTCCTACTTGTATGCAACTACGAAATCCCCTGTCTTCGCCGATATAACACCACCCCGCTTTTCCAGCAGTTTTGCTTGACTGAATGCTGCTATAAGAATCGTCTGCTTCATACGTCGGAATATCTTCTTGCATTTTTCCACCTGTTTGGTTCAAGGAACTTGTCGCGCTATTTAATGCGGCATTCAAAGAATTATTTGTTTGATTCGAGGAAGTAGAAGGACTAGATACTTGTTGAGCATTTGGAGAAGACGTATTTGCTGACGCGCCATTAACCCCATTGTTCGCATTTTGCTGAGCTGCATCTAATCCGCTTGCAGCACCTTTTGCTGCACCTTCTGCTGCACCTATGACAGTTCCACCCGCAATGTCAAGCGCCGATTGCGCGCCAGTTGCACTCACTGTAGCGACCTGTTTTGTAGCGCTGACAGCAGCCCCACCAAATAAACTGACAATCGGTGCAAATATATCTGTAATCGTTTGCGTTCCTTTTGCTAAATAAACAAAAATATTAATCCCCAAAAATGCTAATATGAAAATAATAAAAAGCCATACACGCCAATCAAAATTGCTAAATAGATTAGAAAAAGAGTTACTGGATGTCGAAGTCGAAGAAACAGGATTCAAAGAAAAGCCTGGCGAAACTGGTGCACCGTAATTTTGCGATAATGGATTTGAAATAGATGCGGTATTATTCATTTATATTAAAAATAAATATAATTTAATTTTTAACATAAGCGCAAGCGCGACTGCGTCGAAATGCATTTTAGCAGGGAACCCCGGTTCCCCGCACCCCTCCGGCAAATAACACTTTATTATTTTATTTTATTCTCAATCCATTAAAAATAATAAAAAATTATCTTTTACAAATATTTATGTTATTATAATTAATTTATCTACTTTTTGAGGTATCGGTGTTGCAATTTTTACTTGAAAGTCAATAAGTATAGGAATTGATTTAAATCGGCTAATATTTCATCGCGGATAGTGTATAAATCTGAATTCGACATCTTCTTCATAAACTCATTTGTGTCTAATCCAACCAGATAACTCTTGAAATTCATAACATATTTTTTCATTTGTTCTAAAGACGTAAAATCATTAATAGGGATGCATTTTGTTCTCATCAAATTAACACGGTTTCCAATTTTTCCAAGAAGAACTTCCATAAAACGGTCAATATTCTCATTTAGCTTGGAATATAATTCGTCGGTTGCTTTATGGGTTGCGTAACTATATGTTTTCCAATGATAAATTTTAACAGTATTCAAGAGAGACAAAAATTTGATAACAGTCTCTTTCTCAAAAGAGGTTTGCCCTTGTCTATTTTTCCGCGACTTTTGTTGTCGAATAGCACCCCTTTTTGTCTTCATATAATATACGGCAACAAAAATGTTTGAAGAAGAATTGAAAAAAAAGATAAGAGAGAAAAATAAAATAACAAATGTTCAAGATGACAAGGGTGAAAGTAACGATGACAGTAACAACGCCAACAACGCAAATGAAACAAACAAAAAAAACGAATTCAATCCGTTAGATAACAAAGAATTTTGCGATTTTATTATAAATGATTGGATGAAATTTATGGACAAAAATACTATAATCACAAATATACATAAAAACCAAGATGGGCTGATTGACATAGAAGCTACGATAGACGAATTTGAAAAAAAAATTTGTTATTATATTTATTATGAAAAAAACGCAAAGTATGAAAATTAGTAGAGAACCGGGGTTTCCTACTATTTGTACTTATAATCGCGGCACAAAAGACTCGCCAAAATTATTCATTTTTTCCAGTTTTTCAATTGTTTTATCCAAATTCGTTTTAGCCAACTGATTGAATAAATAATCTGTGTTCGGCGATTTTTCGTTTTTCTTTATTTGCTTGTAAATCGTATCAATCTTTGAAACAACAGAATTCACTTGTTCTTTATTTTTTACGATTTCCTCATTTATGTCGATGGGTTCTATTAATAAAGAAATGGCATAATAAATAATGTAACGGCGTCTTTTTCCACAACCATTCGAATATTTCAAGCAAAAAAGATTCAACAAGCTTTTAATTATTTTTGGTATTAACGGAATATGTGACGGGTTTATAGATTCTTTCAAAATTGCGTCCCAAATCAACCATATTATGTCCATTTGCTGTTTGTTATCAACCGGCATTTGCAACCTTCTCTCGCATTTACATTTTTCTTTCTTCGACTTGCAAATACTTTCAAATTCTAGTATCCATTCCATCCAATAACAAGCATTAATAGAATTTTTCCCGTCCTTGGATATGTTGTAAGCAAATTCATTCATTGCAATAAATAACTCTTTCGGGTCATCCTTCAACATAATATTTGTTCCATATGAGACATTTGGCGCTTTGAATCTGTCGGTCATCTGAGTCATATCAAAATCTTCTTTTTTTATCTTGACGTCGTCAAAACTATGTTTTCTTTTTGCATTACACAATATGCACATTATTTCCGCAAACAGTTTTCGTATCTTAGAGTTATTGCGCATTTTTATTTCATTATTTATGTAGCCTCCCGTAATAATTTCTTTGAAATTGTCTATTCTTAAGTTCAAATAAATCGCGAGTTTAGGATTGCCTAAATGAATGTGTTTGCTGTAAAAATGCATTATTATTTCCCACAAGTCGCCAAAATGACCAGAACACACAAATTCGGAGCTCCAATAACACGCTTGCTCTATTTTAGAATTTATCAAGCTGTTTAGAAGTTCTTTCTTAACATCGGTTTTTTTGAACTCTGAAAATGTAATACCTTTGAAGTCTTTTTGTTCTCTCAAATCGTTGATTTCTGAATCCCCAGACATAATAAATAATTCTATTATTTTTGAAAGACGCAAACTTATCAGGGAACGGGGTGGTTGCCTGCTAAATAATATATTTTATATATATAGACAGTTATGTTTAACCCAATCAAATCCATTAGTAAAACATATAACAAATTATCTTTGTGGGGTAAAATATTACTATTCGTCGTGTTATTTTTGATAGTTGTCGTTTTTTTCAAATCTGTAAAAAGTAGGTCACTCATTGAGGGATTCGAACAAGACGATAAATTCATTTTTAAAACCGGCGACGATGTTTATGACGGATTCTACAGCGACATTTATGATTATCTAGTATATAATAACGTGAAAGATTCTTACGAGGTCGGAGAAATAATAAATAAGACCGCGCCTACCGAAGAAAGCACCATTTTGGATGTAGGTTCAGGGACAGGACATCATGTTGCTGAATTAGCTTCAAAAAACTATAATGTTGTAGGAATGGATTCGTCGCCTGATATGATAAAAAAGGCAAAAGAAGTCTACCCCGATTACAATTTTATGCAGGGCGACGTATTGAAAAGTGAAAATTTTTATCCAAATTCATTTACTCACATTCTTTGTCTTTACTTTACGATTTATTATATCAAAGATAAAATGCAATTCTTCAAAAATTGTATGAACTGGTTGAAACCCGGTGGATATTTAGTATTGCATCTCGTTGATAGAGATTTGTTTGACCCAATTTTGCCTCCAGGCAATCCTTTAATAATGGTTTCACCTCAAAAATACGCCGACAAAAGAATTACAAATACGAGCATAACCTTTACGGATTTCAAATATGATGCCAATTTTGAACTAAATGAGGACAATGATATTGCAACTTTCAACGAAAAATTCAAATTCAATGATACTGGCAAAGTCAGAAAAAACGAACATACAATGTATATGCCGTCACAAGATGCAATTCTTCAAATGGCGCAAGAAGTTGGTTTTATACTCCACGGAAAAGTAGACCTTGTAAAAGTCGCATACGAATACCAATATCTCTACTTATTAGTCAAACCCAATTAAATTTT